CTATGAAAAGATAGAAGCTATGATTACTGAAGCTGAGTCTAATGAGTTTATAGTTGAAACTGAAGACTTAGATGATGAAGATTCAGAAGATGATGAAGGCTAAAAAGAAAATATGCTCTGGTTGTGAGACCGAGCAATACATATGGAAGACAATTGGTAGGGACCGTTATTGTAAAGACTGTGCTGGACGCATCACACCTGCAAAAAAGATTCCTGCCAAATCTTCCAAGAAAGCTGGAGAAGATCAGGTATATTCCAAATTAAGAAAGGACTACCTGACTCTTCATCCGGTTTGTAGAGCAAAAGTTCCCGGTTGTACTAATGTTGCTACAGATGTACATCATAAAGCTGGCCGAGGTAAATACTATTTGATTACAACAACCTGGCTTCCAGTGTGTAGAATCTGCCATAACTGGATTGAAACTCACCCTGTAGAAGCTAAAGAACTAGGTTTTTCAGAAAACAGATTATGAGATTACAACTTATCAAACTTGCTAACAACGATTACTTGACAATCAATGAAATTAAACGTAGTATTATGCAGTGGATTGCACAAGATCCACATGTCTTAAAAAACTACATAACAGCGAATAGAGATAAGTATAAACTCAGCATACATGCTGATCTTGAACTAAAATATAAATTAAAAAATGTCTAGAGACAAAGTCCAATCGGAAGCGATTGTTGAAGCTAACAAACACTTCCGCTGCGGTCTTGGTATCTCAATGGGTGTCGGTAAGACCTTAATTGGTCTTACGCACATGGCTTCTCATTATAACGCTAATGCAAGATTTCTTGTAGTTGCACCTAAAATATCTATATTTCAGTCTTGGAAAGACGATGCTGCTAAATTCAAAATGCAATATCTATTAGAAAAGATTGACTTTACTACTTACTTATCATTAGGTAAAAAAGATCCTTTAAAGTATACTGTTGTATATCTTGATGAATGTCACAGTCTTTTGTATTCACATAAAGACTTTCTTGACATTTATAAGAGTAAGATTCTTGGATTGACCGGTACTCCTCCAGTGAGACAGTTTACCGAAAAAGCTAAGATGGTAAATCAATATTGCCCTATTGTATTCCGTTATCAGGTAGATGAAGCAGTCAATGCGAACATCTTAAATGATTACAGAATCATAGTACATATGCTTTCTATTTCTGAAGTAAAAGACTTCAAAATCAATATGAAGAACGGTAAATCGTTTAAAACTTCAGAAAAAGAAAGATACGCTTATGCAAATAGCAAAATAATGAATAGCGTACAGGGTACTCAAGAGTATCAGTTTGCTTTAATTAGTAGGATGACTGCCTTAAAACAGTTCAATACTAAAGAAAAATATGCTAAAGTCTTATTAGAAGAGCTTAACGGTAAGACTATTGTCTTCTGTAATACTCAAGTACAGGCTGATAGAATTTGTAAGCACAGCTACCACAGCAGTAATTACAAGTCTGAAGCTAACCTCACACTGTTTAAAGATGGTGAGATTGATAAGCTTAGTTGTGTAGATCAATTGAATGAGGGTGTTACTATACCACATCTAGATACCGGTATCATCATGCATGCATATGGTAATGAACGTAAAACTAATCAAAGAATTGGACGACTATTGCGTCTTAATCCTGATATGGTGTCCAACGTTCATATCCTATGCTATAGAGATACCATTGATACTAAATGGGTACAAGAAGCGCTTAAATCTACTGATCCAAATAAAATAACTTACTTGGAACGATGAGTTTTACCATTAAAATGAAAAAAGGAGAGACTGGTCTTATTCCAGTTTCTCTTGCTCATAAATCTCTATATAGAGAATTTGTTAGCAATCTTGATAAAGATGTAATTATTGAAGTTAGCTTTAGTGCTGTAACCGTAGAGGGTACAAGACAACAAGTGAATAAACTTCACGCCACCATCAGAGAGATTTCTAACTATACCGGCCAGGATTTCGAAGACGTTAAACTCTATGTTAAACAGAAAGCCGGTTTCATTATCATCTCATCTGAAGGTGGTGATGTGAAATCTTTTGGTGATATGAGTAAAGATGAACTGTCCGCTTGTATTCAAGCAGCAATAAATCTTAGTGAACACCTAGGATTAAGCCTCTAGAGAGTTTCCAATCTCAGTCTCTTCAATCTTTCCTTGTTGTGTAGCTTCACGCTCAATCTCATTCATTAGGACAACTAATGTTTGAATATGTGCAGCAAGAGGCTCATCAATCTTATCACCATTAATCTTATCAAAGATTTCCTGGATCCGTTGTGGTTCAAGAGACTCAAGCATGTACATAATTAAGTGTTGAACTCTTGCATAGAAAGATCCGTTTACTTCAATCTTAATAATTGAATCCTCTTTAATTGTTGGAATAGTTGCCATGACAAACGTTGAAATTAATACTGTAGAAATAGCTCAGAAGCTTTATGAAAAACTAAAAGGTACCGGTTGGGATGAAGCATTACGCACATACTTACTGGGAGATAGTTTTCAAACTCTTCTAAATGAGCTAGTAAAATTACGTAATGAGGGTAAAAGAATTACACCTTCCCTTAAAAATGTTTTTAGAGCATTCCAAGAGTGCCCTGCAAGCACTGTAAAGGTCGTAATGATAGGACAGGACCCCTATCCACAATTTAATGTAGCTGATGGTATTGCTTTCTCTTGCGGAAATACTAAATATCCAGAAGCATCTTTAAGGTACATGCTGAAGGAAATATCCTTAACTGTACCTGAAAATCAAAAAGACCCCGTACAATCTGCAGATCTTAAACGATGGTCTAATCAAGGTTTACTAATGATTAACTGTGCTCTTACAACAAACATTGGAGAAATTGGTAAACATTATGAGCTTTGGTCAGACTTTATTACTCACGTGTTGGACTATCTTGCATGGAACAACCAAGGTATCGTTTATGTTATGCTTGGTAAGAAAGCTCAAGAATGGGATGATTGTATCTATGATAGCAATTACAAAATTCACGTGAGCCATCCTGCCAGCGCTGCTTATAATAAAGAATCTAGATGGAACAGCAACAATTTATTCAATCAAGTGAACGAATATTTGACCTCAGTCAACCAGACATCAATTATCTGGTAACAAACTATTCTCCTAAAATACTGAAAGTATATTTAGAAAGAGTATTGTATTATATGTATGAAGCTGAAGATGATGGTAGTAGAAAGACCGGATCTATAGTTGTTAGAGCTGCTATTTCTAATTCTATGAAAAAGTATACAGCTTTTTCGTTAGCGTCCATTGGAAGCGCCCTAGGTAAAAATCATGCTACTGTTATACATCAAAACAGAAACCATGAGATTTACTATAAAAGCTTTCCTGAATATCGTACATATTATGATCACTGCTGTTTTATAGTAAAAAATATTTCTAAGCTGGTTGTAAAAGCTGCCAATTCTTATATTGATCTGTCAAAGCAAAACATTGACTATATGGAGCAACTTAAGAGAGAAGAGAAAACCAGACAAAGAAAACTAGACAAACTAGGAGGTACTATTCGTTCTATTAAAAGTATTCTTAATAAAACTATAACTAATCAAGAGAAACTATATCTTATTGATGAGGTTATAAAAAAGAAAGGGGATCTTATAGACCCCCTTTAAGCAATACTACATCGTGCATCAGTACGCTTCACCTACAAGAAAAGAATAGTTAAAGCCCCAATACCAATACCAACAAGAGTACCACTAATAAAGGATTTCTTCACTTTCCCCTGAATAATAGTTTTTTCTTCATTACAAATGGAGATAATTTTATCTTTCTCGGTAATGATTAATTCCAAGTTATTGATCTTAAGATCCTTGGTTTGAATAATTTGGTCTTGAATAGTGACCTGAGACTTTAATTTTGTTAGAATATCGGACAATATCCTGTTTTCTTTACGAACAAGATCTCCTTCTTCTAAATCAACAACAACGAGTTTAGCCATTTCTACCGGGAGGCAGATGATGGTGTCTTTAGTTGTTGTTATAGCGGTTTGAGAAATACTCGGTAAGCTCATTACTAGAAAGCTTACTAATAGAATCAATTCTTTTTTTGTAATCATTTTTGATTTTTTGTAATTGTTTTTCATCTGCGTTGATCTCTCTTCCTAGAGAGTCAACCTGTAAAACTAGCACATCTGTAAAGATATCTATAGAATCATTGGCTAGTCTTAGACTATCCACTCTTTGCTCTGAAAGCTCCTTGAGCTTTTCTAATTCATTCATGGTTTTGCGTCCTTCTCTCAAAAGGTATAGCTGGCCTACAATGATTACAGCAAAAATCAGCAAGATGATTCTTTTAAGCATTTTTTATGGGTTTAACTTTTTTTTGTTCGTCTCTATACAATACAAGATCCGGAAGCACCAAACTAGCTTCTCGTGTTTTTTTGTTATAGAGGTGATCCTCAATACGTAAGAATCTTGTCTCAAGATTGTCAATACGGACTTTGTCTTGAGCACTTTGGTTTAGTAGAAGCTTTATATCACTCTTCATCTCTTGCATGTCTTGATACAGCATCATAGAGACAAAAGATAGTAAAGCTGGAGTAATCCAACTTTTAACTTCTTTTAAGATGTTAGAACTATTCTGTTCCATAGTTTTATAAAAAACACAGGACCCCGTCGCTCTTTGAGAAAGTGAAGAAAGCCCCTGCTATTAAGAAGATAATTTACAATACGACCACCACCACGGTACTTTGCCACGGTGGTTGCAAGGTGGAGTCCTGGCCGGCTCGCAAGCCTAACATTTCGTATCTTGCAATACCTTGAGAGCATATCCCTCACTTATAAAATAACACATAATTTTGATATTTCAATGGAGGGACTATACAAATTGTGCTTAAAGCATGATATTACCCCAAATGAATTGATGGTATTGTATGCAATATCCATTAACCATATTGCTCCTGAAAGGATTAAAAGGGATTTAAGCATAAGAGATATGATCTCTAGAGACCTAGTTAGTATTGTTGATAGGAAACCTATTCTCAGTACAAAGGGCAAAGCTTTACTGGATCAGTCAATTGGCTTATTTCTAAAGAGTCAAACTAAAAGAGATCTTACTAAAGATCCCACTTTCCTTGATAATGTAGATAAATACCAGAGTCTCTGGCCTAAAGTAAACCGTATTATTAATGGTCGTAAGTATCCTCTAAGAGATCCAATCAAAGAGGTTATTCAAGCTTTTAATAAGTTCTTTACTGATTACCCTAATGAAGAATGGAATATAATATTTGAGGTCACACAAAAATATATCAATGGTCACAGAGACAATATGGACTATATGTTAGGGTCTAAGACTTTTATTTATAAAATGGAGGGAGGTATGAGTAAATCAAGACTTGCTGCTGAGATTGAATCTCGTGATAGCACATCTGATGATGACTTTGTACCAGACTTCTTTAGACCTAAATCTGTATGAGTGAATTTTTTGAATCATCTGCAATACACCAGTCGGAGTATTACAAGCAGGCAATCAAACATATTAAAGATCGTAAAGCTGGATTAATTACTTCATTTAAAACACCCTGGGAAAAACTAAACAATGAAACCCTGGATGGCTTTGAATGGAAGACTATGGTTGTTGTTGCTGCACGTTCTAGTGTTGGTAAGACTGCAATCAAAGATCAGATTATACGATCAGCTCACCACTTAAACCCAAACACTCAGTTTGAAGTTGTTGAGTTTCAGTTTGAATTACCACCTGTACGCCATGTAATCCGTCAGCTTGCTGGCTATACAAATATGCCGTACAGTAAAATCCAATCAAAATCAGGGTTATCCGACTCTGACTTTGAAAAGATCAAACTAAATGCTCAAAACATCGTAAAGAATCTTCCTTTACCATATGTAATCAGTAGACCCTTAACGGTTGAAGGACTACGTAAAGAAATAGAATACCATTGTGGTGTAAAGTTTCCAGGTAAAAAGATTCTGTACACTCTTGATCATGCGGGTCTTGTTCTTAGAAATTCTAAATCTACAGAACGTGATACACTGATTGAGTTGGCAGCCATGATAACAGAGATGAAGAATAAGTATGACTTAATCTTTGTATTGTTAGCACAGCTAAACCGTAATATAGAAAGACCAGAGAGAAACGTTGACGGTTCTCCTGGTAACTTTATTACATCATCCGACATAATGGGCTCAGATGCTTTAATGCAGCATGCTGACATACTTATTGGAGCTAACAGACCCGGAATGTTTAACATTAGATACTACGGTCCAATGAGATATCAGATTACCACACGGTATGACACGGTATTTCATATGATTAAGAATCGTGATGGTGAAGCCGGTCAGTTGCTTTGGTTTAAGTTTGAAGGTTCCACTATGTCATTAGAGGAAATGGATGCTCCTAATTGTAAAGAAAATCTATTTTAATGACACATATTGAATTTAAAAAGGAAGCATTATACTTCCATGCACAAACACTAGCAAATTTTGGAGAAGACGTTGATAATTGCTTCTTCAAGCCCGTACTAGAAGGCAACAAACCACAAATTGGTTCTGGTAGATACATCTTCCTGTTTAAGAAAGAACTTGAGCAAATGGCACGTACACATGCTGCTTACTTTGAGTTTGCTCGTAAATATGATGATGGCGCTTGGGGACCAAAAAGTGATAAGAGAGAGTTGTATAAGCTCGTTCATAATGGATATCCTGATGAACATGCTATTCCAACCAGTGATGATGGGGAAGGCTTTGCTATCTCTACAGATGAACTTATCATGGTAATGGACTACACTCCACCAACAGTTAATCTTGATCAACCTGTAAAGATTAGTGTTGCACACAATACTAATTATCAAACAAAGGTTTCATCGAATTATCAACCACAGTTAAACTTTCAAAGTTTAAGTAGTATCTTAGACAAACGAGTCACGGATGCAACACTCGGAGATTTAGTTGAAGCTTTTAAAACATTAAGGTAATGGCACATTCAGTATTGATTATTGGTGAATCTGGTAGTGGTAAGTCTACAGGTATTCGTAATTTGAATCCTGCAGAAACGGTAATCTTTAATACGGCAAATAAACCTTTGCCCTTTAAAGGTTGGAAGAGTAAGTACTCTGCTGAAAATAAGAATCTTCTTTCACTTACAGATATTGTAGGTGATGACGGCAGAGTAAACTTTTCTAAATTAAGTAAAGTGTTTGGAAGAGTAAATGAGCGCACAGAGATCAAAAATTTTGTAATTGATGATTTCCAGTACTTGTTTGCATTTGAATACTTTGCTCGCGCAAATGAGAAAGGTTATGACAAGTTTACTCAATTAGCTAAAGCTATGAGTGATATTGCCACAGCCCCCATCACATTGCGTGATGACTTAATGGTTTACTTCCTAACACATGCTGAAGAAGCATATGATACGGAAGGTAACCGCAAAGTGAAAGCTAAAACAATCGGTAAGATGATTGACAATGTGCTGACACTTGAGGGACTCTTTTCTATAGTGCTATTTGCAAAAGCAAAGAAAACTAAAGAAGGAATTGAATATCTATTTGAGACTGAGACGAACGGTGAGAATACCTGTAAGGCCCCAATGGAGATGTTTAATTCTAAAGAGATCTCTAACGATCTTCAATTTGTAAGAGAAGCAATTATTAACTACGAAAATTAATTATGTCATTTTCAACTAAAGGTATTGATACCACCCCTAAAAAAGAGATCGGCCCTGATAAGAGCCTTGGTCTTGGTAACCACACTGTTCGCGTATACGGAATTGAGCTACGTTCAATGCCTTATAACGAAGAGCAAATGGAACTCGTACTTACTCTTGTAGGTAAGTCTAATAATCCAAACTTCGAGGGATGGTCAATTGATATGGATAACCCTAATAAGGGAAATTTTCCTGGTCCAATGTCACGTGTTGCAACTAGTCCGTTTAAGTTTGAGTCTAAAACTCTTACTGATGGTACTCGTATTGACCGTGATGCTCAAATTATGAAAACTATTGCTCACTTATCTGATGAGCTTGGTGTACGTAATGATGTTGACGAGGTAGACGCTGCTACTCTTCAAGAGTATGTACAAGCAGTATCTCATATTTTCCGTTCAGCAAAATCTAAATTGAACGTTCTTATTGGAGGTTCTAAGTACTTGAACAAAGAAGGTAAACTTCGTACTAACTACTCTTTTCCTTATTTGAAGAAAGGACGTGCTTTTCAAAACGCTGAGGCTGAAGAAAACATTGTTCCAGCATATGAGGAAACGGTTCATCTATATGTTCCAGAGAAAGTCAAGAGTGCTCTTGTTCAAGAATCACAAGTTTCATCAGCTCCTGTTTCACAGGATGATGATCTTGATTGGTAAGATTCTTTAAGATAAATTGATAAGGGGTGGTTTTCCACCCCTTTTCTTTTTACTTTTGGGTATGCTCAGTACTAAATATGTTATAACAGATATCAAAGATGTTCCTATAGCGTGGATCTTTGAGTATTATTTGAATCTACCTGAAAGACTTCATGGTCAACAAGTAAAACTTTTATCTGTGTTTAAACATGAACGTACTCCGAGTATGACACTCTGGTATGATCATTCTAAACGTGAATACAGATTCAAAGATTTTTCTAGTGGTGAAGGAGGTAGTGCTTATGATCTTGTGTCAAAGCTTTACAATATCAGTTTCAAAGCTGCCATTAGTAGAATAATGGAAGACTATTCTAAAGCAAAAGCTTCTGGAATAGACAGTGCTGTTGAGATAAACCCACAAAGATCTTATACCATAGAATCATTTGAGACCCGTAACTGGATTGATAATGATGCTAAGTATTGGTCCCAGTATGGAATATCACGCAGACAGCTTGAAAGATATAATGTCAAGCCTTTGAAGTCATACAGGATGAACAATGGAGATAAAACATTAGATTTTACTCCTAGTATCATTACGTATGGTTACTTCAGTATGACTGGAACTCTATACAAGATCTATAGTCCAAAAAATCCTAAGAGAAAGTTCTTTAAGGTTGCTGATCATGTTCAGGGTATTGAACAACTCAAGTATGAGTCCGACATTTTGGTTATTTGCTCCTCACTAAAGGATGCAATGTGCCTAGATGCTATGGGTTTTAAACTAGAAGTTATTGCCCCAGACAGTGAGAACACGGTAATCAAACCAATGTATATTGATGTACTTAAAAGAAAGTACAAAAAGATTATTACGTTGTTTGACAATGATGAAGCCGGTATCAAAGCAATTGAGAGATACAAAACTGAGTTAGGTATTAACGGATGTTTCTATCCAACAGCAAAAGATGTTTCTGATGCTGTAGCTAGAGACGGACAAGAGAGTGTAAAGAATACTCTTGAAAGAATTTTAAGTGCAACTATTAACGTATGAGTGATATCTTCATCCCTGGCAGTGTTCCAAGCTCTAAAAATTCTAGAGTTTGGACAGGTAGATTCTTTATTGCTAGTAAAGCAGTGCAGAAGTGGCGTAAAGAAACAGAACCATTCTGGATTAAGCACAAAGCTGAATTTCTACAAAAGCTAGACGGATTGGAGAAGCCATACAAATTATCTATGCGGTTCGTTCGTGGTAGCAAACATGAGTTTGATTACCTTAACCCCGCTCAAACAATTCAAGATGAGATGGTAAAGCATGGGTGGTTAGAAGATGATAATGCTTCTATAGTGATACCAGTGTTTGAACCATACTCATACGATAAAAAAAATCCTGGAGTATATGTTAATATTATTAGATGAACTCAAAGTTTACTTTGCTTCAAAGAGCTTAGACGATATACGTTATATCAGAATCACTTATGATGGTGCCGGTGACAGTGGTGATATTGGTGATATAGAATTATTTTTTGATAATCATCGTTACCATGATAATGTTCATGGTGACGAATATGAAATGCTTTGTGAAGTATTTAATAAATACTTTGACGATAAAATTGGAGACTGGTATAATGATGATGGTGGTTTTGGATATGTAGAGATTGATGTTAAAGAAGCTACATATTATATTCAAGCTAACTACAGAACCGTTCAATCATCAAATTTAGAAGGAAGTATTTTAGATTTAAAAGAAGATTAATATGGCACATCCCTGTGAGCATTCTAAAAGCTCAGTAAAAAAATGGGGAGGTCAGCCAGAAGATTACTTACATATTCACAATTGGTTTGATGAAACCAAAGGGTGGTTGGGTCATAGTGCCCATAGATTATTCCGTCATCACAGTGAAGGAATATTTGAGTGTGAAAAGATATTCGGTGTATCATTTGTTAATTCAGATGGTAAAACCGTATACACTCGTTATGTAGGTGAACAGCATGTCAAAGAAGACTGCTATGGTAAGATCCCCTCAGCAAAAGAATGGATTGATAATTTTAACACTCCTAAAGAATGGATGAGGAAAACTCTGAAGATAGAAGACTAAAGATTGACGAACCTTATTATTACAATCTCTTAGAGATTATTAGTTCTAATGATATTGAAAACCAAAAGATTGCTTTTCAAATCATTGAGAATATGGATTATGAAGACAATTTTGTCTATATCCTGTTTTTATACCGTAGTTGTGATACAAAGAAGCGTTCCGTTTGGAATGATTTTGCTCCTAAAAGCTGTTCATTTTGTGAGGAATTGAAAAACAAATACTCATTAAACGTTACTGGTCTTTATAAGAGTATGAAGGGTAAGGTTACTGAAGAGCAACAAGATTTTGTTTCTCGTCAGTTTTCTAGTTCTTTACTTAAAACTCTTTCTAACTATGGTTATGACTTTGTTGAAGAAATCCAATTTAAAATCAAATGGTAGATAAAAATGAAAGTCTAGCTAAAATTTCTAAAACATTGATACTTGAGCAGCCCTTTTACGGGCTGTTTTTGATTTCATTGAATAAGGTTTGGCGTAATGACTTACCGACAGCGGGTGTCTCTATCAGTGGTATTAACCAGCAGCTTGCAATCAATCCAGAATTTTGGGCTAGCCTTAATGACGATGTCAAGAAAGGTGTTCTGATTCACGAGTTGATGCACATTGCTTTTAATCACCTTGTAACTAGAGACAACTATCAAGATAAAAAGCTCTTCAATATTGCAGCTGATCTTGAGATCAACCAATATATTGATAGAGATTGGCTTCCTGAAAACGGTATCTTCTTGGATACATTTCCAGAGCTTAATCTTCCAGACAGAGCAGGTACTGATAAGTACTACAAACTTCTTCAACAAGCACATGAGGATGGTACATCACCACAGCTTGATGAAATGCTAAGTGAAGATGACTTTCACTTTACTTGGGGAGAAGGTATTGATAATCTTACTGATGCAGAAAAGAAACTTATCCAAAAACAAGTTGAGCATCAGCTTAAAGATGTTGTAGAGGGTATAAAAGATCGTGGTAATATCCCCGGTCATTTTAGAGAACTCATAAACAATATCTTTCATCAAGAGCCTGCCAAGTTTGACTGGAAAGGTTATCTACGCAGATTTGCTGGTAACAGTAATAAGATCTATACTAAGAAGACTAGACGTAAACCTAACAAGCGATATGATGGTAACCCAGCATTGAAAATCAAAATGCGGAATCACGTATTACTTGCTGTAGATACTTCTGCTTCTGTAAGTAGCAGTGAGCTTCAGGAATTCTTATCTGAGATGAATCACATTCATAAGACAGGTACAGATATTACTGTAGTACAGTGTGATACTCACATGCATGATCCAGAAGCATTTAATCCAAAGAAAGAATTCAAGGTTAAAGGTCGTGGTGGTACTGATTTTCAGCCAGTTATAGATCACTATAACAAAAATTCTAAGAAGTATACTTCTATTATTTACTTCACCGATGGTGAATGTAGTTCTCCGAACAATGTTCGTTGTAAAATTTTATGGGTTCATTCTTCAAAATGTACAATCAATCAGGATCTACCTGGTTTCAAAATCCAACTTAATTAAAATGGCACACGTAAATCTTAATACTAACGAAGTAAAAGACTTTCTTCGTCATATTATATCTAACAACCAAGTAATTCAATCTCAGGGCAAGAATCCTGTTGCTGTTGAGGTTGTTGGTGACTCAGGTATAGGTAAGACTTCTACTATCATCCAGCTTGCAGAAGAGCTCAAATTAAACTTTGTAAAACTAAACCTTGCTCAGATTGAAGAATTAGGTGACCTTGTAGGTTTCCCAATTGTACAATATCAAATTCAAGAAAAGATGACCACATCTAATCCTAATGAAGTGCGTACTCCACGTACCGCATGGGTTAATGAAGTATCTTTTCAAGAGTATCTTAAAGCTGGTTTTAAAGACACGGGTAAAACTCGTATGTCTTATGCTGCACCTGAATGGATTGCAGGTAAAGAAGATGGTGGTATCCTTCTTCTTGATGACTGGAACCGTGCTGATACTCGTTTCATTCAAGCTGTAATGGAACTTGTTGATCGTCAGACTTATATCTCTTGGAGTCTTCCAAAGAACTGGCATATTATCCTGACTAGTAATCCGGATAATGGTGACTACATGGTTAATAGTATTGACAGTGCACAACGCACTCGTTTTATTACTGCTAACCTTAAGTTTGATGTTGATGTATGGGCTAAGTGGGCAGAAGAAAATGGTGTTGACGGTCGTTGCATCAATTTCTTGCTAATGCACCCTGAACTTGTTACTCAAGAAACTAATGCTCGTAGTATTACTACCTTCTTCAATTCTATCTCTAGTATTGAGAACTTTGAAGATCAGTTACCTCTTATCCAAATGATTGGTGAGGGTTCTGTTGGAGCTGAGTTTGCAACAATGTTTACCATGTTTATCAATAACCGTCTTGACAAGATCATTACTCCTGAGAAGGTAATGTCTATGGATGATTGGTCTTCTGTAAAAGGACAGTTGACTAGTGTTATTGGTAAAGAAGACAACTACCGTGCAGACATTGCATCGGTAATCACACGTCGTTTGATTAACTACAATCTTATCAATGCAGAGAAATCTGCTATTAACCAAAAGGTTTTCGATAGACTGTCTTATTTGATGACTGAAGACCTATTTACAAATGACCTTAAGTACACTCTTGTACGAGAAATTGTAAACGGTAACCGCACGAAGTTCCAAAAACTTCTAATGAATCCAGAAATTGTTAAAATGACTATTAGCTAATGATTACATTTAACCAGTTTGGTGAGGTTGATCCCAGTGTCAGAGCGGCACTGGGCAACCACATCTCCGAAGTATATTTTGTAAAGAAAAACACAGCCGATTATTATACTCCTCTTTTTCATAAAGTTTATAAACTCAGTATTGCAGTTGGGGAAAAACTTTTGAATAAAGTGACTTCTTCTAATGATGACATTGTATCTGGTGATAAAGTTTTCTTTGTTCCTGGTAACAAAATGTCAGCTATGAAGCTGAAGGACTCCATTGAAAAACAAGGAGCTAAGATTAGTAAGACTTATGACACTGCTAATGTTATAGTATTTCCACAGGATATCTATTTTACACATCTAGATAATTATAGACCTGAGACTGTTATACCTTGTCTTCATCAAAAAGATAGTTTTAGTGGTAGCACTTTAGTTTCTCATAGTGATCACTACTATTACGTTAAAGATGCTTCAAATTATTCAGAAAATAAACTACCGGATAAAACTGAAGGTACTGTTTACATATCTCCATTAGGAACATACCGATTAAATCGTGGTACTAATGGTGAATTGCTGGAGAAAGTATCAGAGGAAACTCTAGCGTTCTCTGGTTATCTTTTGAACATGCTGTACTATGCAGCAAAGAATAAGATAAAGATCATTTCTGCTGAAAACTTTGAAGACAAGTATTGTGAGTCTATGACTATTCTTGATAAAGAGTCTATGCAAACAATTATTCAAATGTTTTCTGGAAGCGATCAAGATACAACACTAGCATCAATTCTTTTAGCTAACTCTGACCATGAAGAAAAGTCTTTTTATCTATGGTATATCATGGATAAAATTTCTTTGCATAGATTAGAACAAAATAAAAGAGTTAAGGACGTTAAGTACTTTATAGAAAACTCCGAAGCTTCGAATTATGCTGGACTTACGGCTAATGAATTCTATGAGCATGTGCTTAAAGAACTAAAAAAGCCTGAAGTATTTGTAGAAGATGATTATGCTTTTAAGACTATTTCTAACAAGATGCTCTCAGAATATGTTAAATCTTTACCTAACGCTGTTCAAAGACTTATTAAAAGTGATGCTATTGAAGCAAGCTTTGTTGTTAAATTGCCAGTTCAACAGGGGGTAGAGTAATCTACCCCTTTTAACTTTTTATTTATGAATGTAACTCTCAGTTATTCAGGGCTTAACAAAATGTTGTTTTCCCCTAAACTTTATTATAAACACTATATTCTTGGTCAAAGAGAAGAATCTGTTGATTCTTGGGCAGTAGATGGTAGTATCGTAGATGCTTATCTAACTGATCAGAAGATTGAAGACAAGTTTGCTATTGTACCAGGTGTAATCCCTACAGAAAGCACTAAGAAACTTGTTTATAAAATTTATAAGCAGCGTGATGAAGAGCATGTCTCTACTGATTTATCTGCTTATAGTGAGGATATCCTTGATATTCTTATAGAAATCAATCTTCACCAGTCATTGAAGACTGATGCTCAACGTCTAGAAAAGATCTTAACGGATGATGCTAAAAACTACTTTAAGTTTTTATGTGAGTCTGAAGGTAAGATTGTAATTGACATGGAAACTCTTGAAAGAAACAAAGCACGAGCAGACATGGTCAAAGCTGATGCTGTTGCATCTGATAGACTGAAGCTCACTGGTTCTGACTTTAACTATGAAGTCATTACACAAAAGATGCTACAAGTTGCGCTTAAAAAGTATCCAGGTGTTACTCTGCGCGGTATTCCGGATAGAATTGTTATTGATAACAAGAATAAGGTTATCCGAATTATTGATATCAAGACAACCAGTAAGTCTCTTAATGACTTCTATCCTGACACATATAACTTTTACAGCTATGGATTGCAAAGTGCTATCTATGTTGTTCTAGTAATGGGTGATTCGTCAATGCAAGAGTACAAAGGTTACAAACTTGAGTTTGAATTCTTTGTAATAGATAAGTATGATGATTTTTGTTTCTTCCCAATTAGCAGTGCTCTTATGTCTCACAATCATGATGAGCTAGAGAACGCTATTCAAATTGCAACATATCACATTCAAAACGAAGACTACAATAGACCATACAAATTTAGAACTGGTATATTTGTATTGTCATGATTGAGAAACTGAGGAAAGAGTACTTTCAGAAATCGAAGGTATTCTTGTACCCTCTCTTAAAAATTCCAAAAGGACACAAATATGTTCCAATAGGTACTTATGTTGCTTGGGTTGAAGAAATTGATTCTGCAGATAAAAAATTCTTGTGTGTATACACTCTTCAGGCAACTGATGAGTTTTATAAATTTGAGAACAAGTATCTTCTTGGTAATGAAATGTTTAGCAACTTTCATTTACTTGAGGACAATACGGGTTTGTTTGTATTTAATTACAACAGGTTTAACGAGGACTATATCAAGTTTCTTGCTGGTAGATATTCAACTATGTCTGAAGACTTCAAGCGGGTTATTGTGCAGTTCTTTAAATCTAAGGATATAAAGAACATTGGGTTTCATCATGTAAATAGCTATCTGTACCCGGACTTCTACTTTGGTAGATATGCACAACTACTAGGTGTAGATAAAGATGTTCTTGTTGATGTTGGTGAGCTCTGTCCACCAGTTGATATACAAAAGGAAACACTTAAAGTCAAAAAACTAATACTTAATATATGAAAAAGAAGTTTTGGGTTTATGACATTGAAGTATTTGAAAACTTTTTTTGTATTGTTCTTGAGGGAGTTGAAGATGAAGATACGTTGACGTATATGATTCACCCTAGTTATCGTAATGAATACGATGACATGGTAAAATTCCTTAAACAAGAAGGTAAAGCTGGTAGTATATTCTTCGGTTATAACAATCTATCTTACGATTCTCAAGTAATTGAGTTTTTAATTCAAAATGAAGCTGACTTCACAACAAAGAAGCCAATAGAGATATGTCGTGAAGCTTGGATGTTTTCAAATGCTCTTATACACGGTCAGGATAATCCGGGATTTAGAACCCCGTATCCTGAGTTTAAGCAGACTTTGAAACAGATTGATGTATTTAAATTGAATCATTGGGACAATCCTGCAAAGAGTTCTTCTCTTAAATGGATTCAGTATACAATGGACTGGTACAACATCAAAGAGTCAAGCATATCCTTTAATGCTCTAATAGATACAGCAGATCAGATCAGGGAGACCTTGAAGTATTGTGTAAACGATGTCAAGTCAACTAAAAAGATTGTTCTGTTGAGTAAAGATCTAATCAAGCTTCGCATGAACTTGAGTAGAACTTACAAAATAAATCTATTAAGTGCTTCAGAACCAAAGATCAGTAAGGAATTGTTTGCATACTTCTTGGGTCAAAAGCTTAAGATGCATCCTAAAGATGTAAAAGCTCTTCCGACTCAGAAGAGAACCTTAATTAGAGTTAATGATATCATCTTATCCTATGTACAGTTTCAAACACCAATATTCAAAGCGGTGCTTGAGAAGTTCAAAACGGTAATTATTGATCCAGAAAACACTAAGAATGGTTTCAAGCATAGTGTTTTGAATAACGGCGTCAAAACTGACTACGGTCTTGGCGGTATTCATGGCTGTCGTGCAAGTGGTGTATATGAATCTACCAGTGATTTGATCATCATGACTTCTGACGTAACGTCTTTCTATCCTAATCTAGCTATTCGTAACAAATGGTCTCCTGGTCACTTAGATCAAGAAGCTTTTAGTGAACAATATGAATGGTTCTTTGAAGAAAGAAATAAAATACCTAAGAAAGATCCGCTAAACTATGTCTATAAGCTTATTTTAAACTCTACCTATGGTTTGAGTAATGATAAGCACAGTTTTCTGTATGATCCGGAACTTACAATGAAGATTACCATCAACGGTCAGCTTAGTTTAACTATGCTGTACGAGATGATATCCGTTGCAATTCCAGAATCTATACCTCTGATGCAAAACACAGATGGTCTTGAGACAATCATACCTAGAAATAAAGTAGATATATACCTGCAGATATGTGCAGAATGGGAGAAGATTACTAATCTTCAGCTTGAGCACGATAAATATCAAAGATTAATCTTAGCGGATGTAAACAACTACATAGCAGTACACGATTGGAAGTTTATAGATCATGATTCCTGGAAAAAGATGAAAGAATCTAATCCAGATTATGTCTATAAGGTTCTTCCTGAAGGGTTTGCATATGCAGCTACTAAGTGCAAGGGTAGATTTGAATTTTCTAATCTAGCTCTTCACAAGAACAAATCGCATCTTGTGATATCAAAAGCTGTTTACAATTACTTTGTGCACGATATACTTCCCGAAGATTACATAATGACTAACAAGAACATTTATGATTTCTGCGGTGGGGTAAAAGCAAACAGTGCGTACGCCGTACAAATTGTTTGTGTAGAAAATGGTAAGGAGACTCTGCAAAACATGCATAAGATCACTCGTTACTATTTATCCAATAAAGGTTGCAAAATGCATAAAATGCATAGAGAGACGGGTAAAATCATCAGTATTGATGCCGGATCTTGGGTCGTTACTGTATTTAATCAGTACGAAGAAAAACCTTTTGAGGAATATGACATTAACTATAAATATTACTTACAGAGAATTACGAGAGAAATAGAAAGTGCTCGTGGTTCTCAACTCTCACTTTTATTTTAAAATGAAAAAAATCCCTAGTGTTACGGAGCAAGAACTTGCTACCGTTACAATCCCCAATCACGGCAAGCGGTATGCACCAATTACTTACACTCAAATTATCAGTGAAGTAAAACGTCAGGCTGCTGCTCACGGAATTGACATTGTTAATTCTGTTTACAGAACTACTCTAGGTGGTAACATTGCCACCGGTCAGTATTTTTTGAACTATGGTAACGATCCAGACATCAAGTTGATGTTTGCTTGGACTAACAGCTACAATAAAATGCGCAGATTCTCTTGTGGAATGGGCACTTATGTTAGTGTTTGTCTAAACGGTATGCTAACTGCGGATTACAGTAAGTATTCTCGCAAGCATATTGGTAGTACCAAAAAGGGTAACACAGCTTATGTAGAGATGGTAGATCAGATTGAAGAACAATTCAAGCTGGCTTCTAATGTCTTTGCTAAGATGGTCCAAGATAAGAACAGTATGATCGATCGTAGTCTTAGCAATGCTGAGATTAATGAATTACTCGGTCGTCTTTTCATGGATGATGTTGTTGGTAGTGTACAAATGAATATTGTAAAACAGCAGCTTAAAGCTCCTAGTTATATGTATTCAGGTGAGAAAAACTCATTGTGGCACTTCTATAACCACGTTACCCATGCTCTTAAAGAGGAGCACCCAATTAGTTTTGATGAAGCTCATTATAAGCTTCATGAAATGATTACTAATAATTATCTAACTTCTACAGTTGCTGCACCTATGAACATTAAAGCAGTAGTTTTATCGGAGGATGATGATGATCAGTTGATGGAAGAGTTTCAACCACTAGATCAAGAAGTAGATGCTATTCTTGAACAAGAGGAAACTAGCACTGAATTAGTTTTTGTTGAAGATTTAACGGAAAACGTTAAAGAAGAAAATAAAACTGAGGAGGATAATGATTTAGACTGGTTAAATTTCTAACTTTGGGTTGCTTGTGTGACCGTCCCTGGTATCTGGGGACGGTTACCCAACTCAAAACTTTAAATCATGAACAGAAAAGACTTTTTTAATTACGTTGACTTCGTTAAAGAACGAACCTCTAATGTGCTACAAGCAAAAGGTGATGAGTATTCTTACAACTTAGGAGCCTTTGAAAACTTTGAAGAAGGTGTTTCTATTGGTTTAGCTAATACCAGAGAGGCTATTGCTTGGGGTTACGTTACCAAACACATTCAATCGGTACGTGCTCTTATTAGAGAGGTTGATAGCGGCAAAGAAGATCATCTTACAGACAAACTGATTGATGAAAAGTTTGGTGATGTCATCAACTACATGATTCTTATTGAAGCAATGTTGAAAGAAAGAATTCAAATAAATAATTAATTATGGAAATTGCATTAGCCGTTGTTGGCTTTATTACCGCTGTCGTATATTTGGGTATCTTACTCAACGTAAAGAAAGACATCAAAACTTTGAAAGAAGAATTTGAAGATTTAAAACAAAAGCAAAAGCGTCAGTTTTATTACAATAAGAATAAGAAAAGTAACATCTAAAGGTAGACCTTAAAAAGGGCCCTTCCGTATCTGCGTGAACGGCTTAGCTGGGCCCGGGTCTACCCCCTTAATTGCATGCCGTGCATACTCCGTATGGAGGAAAAAAGAAGAGAGGGTTAATAGCCCTCTCTTTTTATTTTTCTAATCTCTAAATGTTTGATATACTTCTAGAATAGATTCTACAATTGGGTGACGGTGATTCTTCTTAAGTACAACTACTCGCACACCTTTCACTTGTTCTTCTAACTTAGAAAGAAAAGAAAATCCAGTTTCTTTTTTATTCTTAAGATCTACCTGAGCAAGGTCTCCACATATAGACATCCAGCTACCTTTACCAAGTCTACCCAATACCATTTCCATTTGTGTATGAGTAACGTTCTGTGCTTCGTCTACAATAACAAAAGCATTAACAAAAGTTCTACCACGCATAAATGCAAACGGTAAGATTTCAATTGTACCTTCTTCTACTTCTTTATCAATCTTTTCTTTTGAATAGAGGAGGTAGAGATTGTGGTAGATTGGTGCAAGCCAGGGGTCCATTTTTTCTTTGATGTCTCCTGGGAGAAAGCCAATGTCTTCTTTAGCCACCGTTGGTCTTGTGATGATAATCTTTTCGACTTGTTTAGTGAATAGAAGGTCCAACGCAGTTTGAACAGCAACCAAAGTTTTACCACTTCCGGCCATACCCTTAAGTACAGTAACCGGATTTGCAAGTATAATCTCTTTAGCAAGCTTTTGTTCTTCATTCAGTGAGATATTAAACTTAATAGGATTTTTAGGGCGTCTCTTTACTTGAAACACCTCATCGTTATGATCTCTTTGCATTATTATTGGTTCTTAAGTCTGTTTAAGACTTCTAAGTTAGATTGAATTCTTCTATTTCTTTCTAGAACCGTCTTTCTATTTGTAGATTTCGGTATTCTTTTAGTTGACTTTGCCATTATCTACCTTGACCTTTATAAGATTTCTTATAATTTTTAGAACTCTTTAATACTGAAGTTTGAGTCTTAGAGTGAATACCAGGTCGGCTTTTGGGAGCTTTTGGTTTAAAACTAGCAGCCGATTGAGCTTTAATCTTTGCCATAAGTTGGTTTAATTAAAAGGTTAATGAAAAGAGAGGAACTCCAACGTAGCACGTAGGAGTCCCCTCAAAATATACTTTACTTTACCCATCCGTAGTACTTCAGGGTTTTTTCTTTACGATCTTCTAGACCATGAGTACCTCCATTGATTCTCTTTGTAAGAGCAAGAATAGTGTCGTTATTTACACCTTTATCACAGATATCCCACAACTTATTACGATCAAAGAAGAAGATAGCAGATTCAAATGCATACTCAGTAGCAACCAGATCAGGATTAGTCATGATTTCTGGCTTCTTCAAGTATTCAGCAAATGCTTGGTAGTTAGATTTACCAGTCAATTGCAGAGCACCACGTCCACGAAACTTATATCCATCACCAGATGCTTCATCACCATTACCCATACGAGATGCATACACACGGTTTGCAATCTTTTCTGGCTTACGCTCATACTGAGCAGCTAGAGCTTCTGTAGGGAAGTACTTTTTAAAAATACCAAGCAATCCTTTAGCACTATAGTTCAAGTTCTCAGAGAAAGCTTTAAACCCTCCGGTCTCGTGAGCTGTTTGTGCAAAGAAATGTGCAGCACGTTCAGGTGTAAACTTGTAGTAAGTCATTCCTGCTTTTAGAGTGCCCGGACCAAATGCTCCATCCGCCGTAACACCCGCTTTGGTTTGTAAACTCTTTAGACTCATTCTTCTTCTTTTTTAGCACCGAAAATCTTTCCAGCTTCAGCAATACCGAAAGCTCCCAGTGTGATTATTACAAACGAATTAAAAATTGTATCAGAAATAATGAGCTCATTGCCCATAATACCTGTTACCACATCGGCAATAGCTGTAATACTCATTACAGTGAATGACAAGAAACCAACAATAGTCTTCTCGTTCCACTCATTATTGTCCTTAAAAATATCCCAAAAAGCCATAAACTTATTTTTTAATTGATTAAACATGACTGTTGGTTTTCATTGTTGGTTCTATATAAAATATACGAAATTTAGTCCAGAGCATCAACTATTGCCTTCTTAACAGCAACAGAAAATTCTGTTCTTTCAAACTCAAGATTCTCATCCTGAAGCTGCATAAGGGTTGCAGCAACATTTGTATTAGCTTTTCCTACTCCGTGATAAACCTTAGAGCCGATTGCAATGTCTACTTCTACAATGGTTTTCTTTTGCTTGAATTCAAACGGACCTAGACGTATACCTTGAGTTGGAGCTTTGATGTCGGTGATTGTCACATATACCGGACTTGCACCCTCTGAAGACTGATCACACAAGGGATTTCCTTGTTGTAGAAGAATGTCTTCAGTCATTTGCTTGAGACCAAAAGTGAACTTCTGGTTATCGATACCAGCTAGATTTGCATTAGATGTCACAGTAGCAACATAAAAGCACATTGTAATAATTGAATTGATCATTGGAGTTTACCTGAGTTAATTGATTGAGTTGCATTATGTATTCCTGTACCCATTATGTAGAATTGATTTTGATTTTCAATCGTACGTGTTTGGGCGGGAGAATATGTATTATAATAATTAGCGTTAGGATTAGCTTCAATAGTAATTTTTTCTGCCTGAGTGAAGATGTACTTGTTATGTAGTGCATTTGTTTTTAAAAGCGTATAACAAAAGTTTATATCCTCCCAATCAAAAGTTGAGGAGTTATTACAGTCACAAGTGTAAAAGTCCCAGTCCTGTAACGGACCTAAATTACCTTTTATAAACATCATGTAAATAAGACTGAAGTCAGTAATAGGGTGAAACTTCTGAGAGGTGTTGATTGTAACCTTGTACTGCTTATTGGTAGGATTAGAAACTACTACCTGACCAGTTGCGTTTGTGTTCTGAGTTGATATTGTAGACCAGCTTCCTTGATTTGAAGAGGATGTAAATCTAAAAGCAGTACCGGCTGCATAACTTGTAGTCGTGATATAATTCACACCCAGCCATGCAGCACCGCTTGAAATGCCCATCTGCTCTTGATTAGAACCATCAGCAGTAAATGCGCGCATCACTACGTAAAAGACTGTAGGTTGAGTTTTTACAAAGTATAGATCCCATATCACATTTACTCCTGATTGACTGTACTGGCAGTTCCCCTCATACCTAACCCTGAACACGTCCCCCCAAGTTCCATCAGTATAGGTTTCAGTTGAAACCTTAGACATATTGTTGTCTGAGGATCCGTTATCAACCGAGGTTATGTGAATAGTAGGAACGTTTGGGTTGGTTGCATTACCCTGGTAGCCTGAACTGCTTGTAGTTCCAAATCCAAACCAAGAGTTAGAATTAACGTGACCTTGTGTATACGTTGTTGTACCTATAGTAGGAGTGAAGCCGGATGGAAATGTTATAGCAGCAGAAGCTTCATCCGCATTAGCACTACTAAAAATTATAGTACTCCCGGCTCCCCTATTAGCTGGTATATAAGCTGTCTGAGATTGAACGGTGCCACTTAAACCTCCTGCAGTGTAATGCTCAACCGTAATAGGTATACCACTAACGTCCTGAGTTCCAATTGGAGTCAGGGTGATTGTCTGCCCTATCAGAGATAGAGGTAGAATTAACAGGAGTATTATGTTTAATTTAGAAATCATAGTTACATCCTATTGAAAGTATATAGGGAGTTGCCTTACGAAACCCAATAGTTTTGTCTGAAGGAGAGTATGTGTAGCAGCTTCTAAGTTTACTACCAAACATAAATTTCTCAGTTAATTTATATTTTAATGAAGCTCCGTAGTATGCATTAAGATTAAAATCATCCCAGTACCAGATGTCTAGTGCACCCTCAAAGTCGTCTAAATTAAAATAGTGAGTTCTTACAGACGATAGTAAGAATAATTCGGGTCCTAATACAAATCTCTTATATTCAAATTCTTTCATTGCTATGAGCATCCCACTGTATTTTGTATAGGATGCCGCAGGATAAAATTGCTCAAATAAATAAAAATCATCGTGAGTGTTATCTCTAATAAATAAGGTATATCCAAGTTTGGTATTATTCTTAAACTCGTAAATTTGATTAAAATAAGGGCTTACCACTACAGCCGAATGGTCAGCAAACGCTGATACTGTTACTCCGTATGTGGTTGTTCTATCTATATTCTTAAGAGTCTTAGCTCTAGTATGACTGTATCCTACTTTTGTGTACTTAAAAAAAGGAGTATTGGATGCAAATATTCCATTTGTTACATTCTCTTTACCCCATTCATAGGTTAGGTTGTAACTCAATATCCTCATATCACCTAGGTACCCAACTGATACGTTAGAGCTACTCATAACATCATTATCAAAATCAATATACTGTATTGAAGTAACATCAGATATAGTCTGAGTATTCCCAGAAGTTTGAGAATACGCCTGTATTGATACCGACAGTATAAAAATCAAGCTTAAAATAAACTTTCTCATAGTAACATCTTTGTTCCGGTTGATAACTGAAAGTTAAGAATATCTGCGTTGTATTGGTATGCTCCTGAGAATGAGATACTCCACTTAAACTTATCGGTAAGTTTAAAGTCAACGCTTGCTAGGGGTACAATAAGAAACCCGGATTTGTACCATTGTCCTTCGTAGTAAAAGATATAAGGTGAGTATACACCTAGAGCCATTATGTTAGCAGATAAAGTCTTACCCCCTTTAAAACTAGTGAATGTTCCTCCTACTACAGATAAGTTTTGAAACTCAGATTTACCTATCTGACCTAGAGTAAAATTAGCTCCGCCCATAAAAGTAAACTTCCAAAGTTTTTGTGCACTTAGCAGAGTTACTGTGTTAAACCAGTCAGATTTAAAATCAGTCATAAAAGAATTGGAACCCACCGCCATGAAATCTTTTTTCTTATAGGACCCATACAAAGTGAGATTGCTTATATTTTCTCCTGTAGTATAGTTTAGGTTGACACCTTTAATAAAGTTTTGCTTGGTGTTGACGTGAGTAACTGACGTATTGAAACGGAAGTTATCATTACGCTTACTGATGTCGTTACCATTACGGATAACAACCATGTCCCCTGAACCAATCAGAGAACCCCTACCAATCTTTTCTTGCTTTTGTTTTGGTTTATTACCTCCACCACCTCCACCACCGGAGTCTCCAGAACTTTCTGATTCTCCACCCGATGCTGTAGTAGTATTTTCACCGGTACCAGACCCACCGGATTCAGATGTAGAGCCACCTTGTGCAGTACCACCACTTCCGGTGCTACCGCCACCTTCTACTCCTCCTTGTGGTTGTCCTCCACCGGAACCACCAGACCCTGAGTTTCCTCCAGAACTGCCACCAGAAGAAGAACCACCAGATCCAGAGCCACCAGAGCCTGAAGAACCTGAAGAACCGCCTGTTGGAGGTTTGGTTCCAGATCCGCTTGAACTGCCAGTATTGCCACCACCGCTAGTAGCACCATTTTCACCAGTATTATCACCTGAGTTTTCACCACCTGAACCGCCTGTATTACCTGTTGATATTGAACCTGAACTTACGCTACCCCCTCCGAGACTGCCCGCGATGGAAGTGCTAATAGAGACAATACCGCTAACACTATTTGCTGTGTTTGTACCGATGTTTGCGTTACTATTATTAGCGTTAGAAGAACCATTACCTGCACAAGGGTTGCTACCTGGAGGAAACTGAGTATTAATTTGAGCAATCCAATTTTCATAAGCTCCTGATTGAAGTTGAGCTGCTGTAAAAGTTTGGTATTGCCCAGCATAAAACATCACCACTGTCCCAGATGTCTGAGACAGGATGACTGACTGTAGCACTCCCGTACAAGGATCCGTATAATTGTAAGTAAATGTTTGTGCTTGCAACCCTATACATCCCAGCAGAAATAATAATAATATTTTGAATTTACCATTCATATTGGTCCATGCGTTTCATAAGGTTTACCGTGGCAACCTCTAACGCACGTTGTGTAGACACACCCACCGTTGACTGATCAAAGCCCATAGTGGGATTCTTAAAGAAGCCCTCACCAACCTGAGTAGAAGTTCCTTGACCAGATGCAACAATATATTGAGAGTTATCTACATTAACCATCTTAATTTGAATACCGATGATGGTAGTATTAGTTTTCTGAAGTTTTCCTTTATCATAAGTTTCTCCATAAGACGTAGAAAATTCATAGATCTCAGCGTAGACAATGTACTTAGGTAGAACTACCGAGCCTACGTTAAGCTTGGTTCTACCATCACCCATGTCATTGAGATCTTTCTCCCATACATCAAGCATTTGATTAACGATAGCTTCTTTTTCTTCCGCATAGAGAAATCTCTGAGTTACCTCAAAGTTCTCTATAATACGGTTAGATACACCCATACCAACTCTTTTGTCTCTAAGCTCCGGAAACATCTCCCAGAGTTCTTTATTAACGTTAAGAGTGGCTATTTGAATTACTTTTTTCTCACCAGTGAATACAGGAAATGTATTTAGAGGTTGAGCTTTTTCAAATTCAGCTTGGTATTGTGTAGTAGCAATAGAAGAAGAGCAAGATGTAGCTAAACCTCCTATAGTGAGAAGGCCAACCGTGATAATCACAATTCCAAGAATACTTGCAGCTATTGCAATGTATTCTTCTTTTTTAGTTTGATGTTCCATCTTTAGCTGCTTTATCTTTTTTAAGTCTTGCAATACGCTCAGCAGTAGTTTCTTTCTTTTCTTCTACTGGTGCAGCAGGTTGTGCAGCAGGTACTTCACGTACAGTTTCTTTAATTACTGTAGTATGTGACGATGCAGCTTGTTGTTGCTCAGGAACATTGATAGTAATAGCAGGACCAGATACGTTAACGCTCTGATTGTTGGACTGCTCTACAGGAGCTACTTGTTCAGTAGCGGCTCCTCCCTCTTCTTCTATACCTAGAATGGTATTGATCTGAGTAGTAGCCCAGATACCTACTCCGGTAACGGCTGTTCCTAGTACTCCTAGAATTGTTTTCTTTAAACCGGACATTCCTCCTTCTTGATCTTCGCTCATGGTTTCTTAGTATTTAATAATTTTGTAAAACTTCTCTCTATCGTTAGTTGTCAGCTTTATGATGTAAATACCATTAGGAAGATCACCGAACCAAATACCTTGAGTTTGGAAACCTCTTTCAGTAATTTTACTAGAAACTGACTTAACAATCTGACCTTGAGAGTTAAGAACCAGACCGCTAAAGTTTGTAAAGTCTTCAATGTAAAAGTCTACAACTAACCAGTGGTTGGTAAGATCAGTTACAGGATTAGGATAAGTAATAAATCCAGTAAGAAGAGCAAGAGTCCGCTCATCCATTTCTGCTCTACCGTTAATTACAGAGCCGTCATTAGGGGAAGGACGGATAGACATATCGTAAGCATTCTCATCACCTGCAGCTTTATTAAAGATTGCAAGAGGAGAAGTTCTCCATCCAAGAATAGACTTAACTGCAAATCTGAAAGTAAATACTTGAGATGGCCCTTGAAGAAGAGCAGGATTCATCTTATCTTCGTGACCAGCCCAGAATACACCACCATCTTTAAACGTCATAAATGATGTCCACTTTGAAGCAGAATCTCCCATATTCAGAGACACAAACTCAAACACCGCAGTATCATACTGGATCCCCATCTGCAGAGCTCCAACCTTATTACCAAACGTGTACACTGTCACAGGTACATCAATGTAGTTATCAGTTGTTACAATAAGTTTAGGAATTCTAAACTCAATTGAGTCTGGCTTATTAGAGAGGTATACTGCCGGATCAAGAATGTAATCTGTACCAGATCCAGGGTTTACCATCTTAGCAAGAATAGTTGCAGGGTTGTTGTATCCTGAAGTTGTGGCATCACCTACTACATAGATGTACGGTCTAAGACTATCCATACTATTAACAATAGTATCAATTGAATATACTCTAGGTACGTTTGTCCAGTTAGGAGCAGCTACGGCGGCATTTGCAGTTGCCCACTCAGAAGGCCAAAGAACTGAAACGTTGTTTACTCCCGTAAAGAGTTGATCCCAACCTGTCTGACCTAGAGCAAGTCTGTTAAATACAGCAAATGCATCAGACACTGTTACAGACTGGCTCTCGTTAATATCACCCTCGTAGTACTCAATACCACCTAAAGTATCTTGAGAAGATACATGGTTAGCCAATTTGTAAGCATCTACAATAGTTAGAGCCCCGCCATCAGACATAGAGTCTGTTTGTGCAGAGATCTTCATATGCCAGTAGTTTGTATCAAGCGGATGAGTAAACTCTACTAAACCTGTAGCATTAGTTGAGTCAGTAGTAATTGATTGCCAAGTAGCAAGAGGTGTTGATTTAAGTCTTTTCTTAGCAGAAAACCAAACACCTTGAGCAGGTGAACTATCAGCGTTTCTAACCTTTACAGGAAACGTCATCGGAGTCATTTGGAAAGCACCACCGTAGCTGTAGAGCTCAAGGTTTACATCAGTACCGTTACCAATTGTTGCCAGATTAGTGTAATTACTAGATCCTGAAATTGCCATAGAGGTAGCTACACCATTATATGCACCAGAATGAAAAAGACGAAGCTTAAACATAGCTCCGTCTGCCCAGTCAAAGTTTGGCGTAGAACCAGTATATGACGCTACTACGTTAATGTATCCAGCATTTGTAAAATAAGAACCGTACTTATCGGCGATGGGTTGTGCTGTTGGTCCCCAAAACATGACAGCGTTTGAAAACTTAGCATTGTCATAGAAGAGTCGGAACTGTACAGCCTTTACAGAAGTAGCGGTAGGGTTGGCAAAGTGAACGTATACATCTGTGTACGTTGCCGGATAGTTGTCCAGTGTAAATAGAGTATCTACAAGGATATAAGGGTTGTTACTTGCGGGTGCTACAAGTATTTCATTAGCACCGTTTTGAGCAAGAAGACTTAAAGAAATAAGAGAAGTTGAAAGACTCCACCAGAACTTTTTCATGTGCAAATAGCATTATAAGTTTCATAAAAGTTGTTGGTTTATCTCACATATAAGATACAAAATGTTAGTCAAAGTCCTTATCTTTAACCACAAATTTTTCCATTATGACACAGTTAAGTTTTCTTTTTTTACCTAAAAACCAATTATTGGTAGGCATCAACCACAGTGTTGAAGAAGGAGAAACAAGCGTAAACACATCGTTTCGTGTTCACACTTTACAACTAGGGCTCTTTTTCTTTATTCTACAGCTAGTTAGAATTAAAGAGTCCTAATTATTTATTTCTAGCTTCAATGCTTATGAAGGTTTTTATACCTTCACTAGGATCTACAGTTGTTCCTTTTATACCAACAAGTTTTGCAGTGTGATTCAAAACCTTGGCATCACCCTTTTGTTGGAATTCAAATGGTCCCATATCTCTACCATAGAAAGCTCTATCATCCTCACCAGCTAACTGCATTACGTCATTAATAATGCTTCCGTAAGCACCAAAGGTTGGAGCAATTACAATAGAACTAGCATCTAATAGATTAGCATAATCAGTTAATCCAAAACTATACTGAGTTCCTTTATAGGCAACCGTAGGTAAAGGAATAAACTGTCTATTCTCAGCTTGAACAAGCATAGTTTGGTAAAGAGCATGGTTCATTAACCAGCCACCAAGATCAAATTCATATTCTGATTCTGCTACACCGGGTAGTTGGAGCGGTCCACTTCTTTTTCTAAGCTTTTCATATTTGTCCTCATCATCAAGGTCAAATCCAAAGGCAAACGTAGAGATAAGAGTAAGAGCCATCAATTGACCAATTTCAGCAACAGTTTTAAGAGCTCCTCTTTTTTCTGATTCGGTAAAGTAAAAACCACCTTGACCAAGTCCACGCATTAGAGATACAAAGAAGTTTCCGAATTCTTTGTAGTAACCAGCGCTAACCTCAGCACCAGCTGCATTGAATCTTCTGTTACCAAATCTATGCATAAACATAGAAGTAAAATATCTTCTAAGGAATGATACAAATCTAAATGCTAGATATCTCTGTGCTTCTGGTTGATCAAACTGGGCATAAGTACCTTGAAGCTTATTCATAAGATCGTGAGTCTTATTTACAAACAGCTTAAAGTTTTTACCACCTTTATCCCAGCTTTTATCTACTCCTTCTTTAAGAGTTAATTGTCCATCAACAATGTCCCAAGCGTCTACATAGTCAATCATTCTTGTTTCACCGTTCTGGGTAAATTCAATCTTTTGACCGTGCATCATAGAGAAGAAGAATTCCATTGAACCTTCAAGTTCCAAAACCTTTCTTGGAGAGAATAGTACTGAGCCTTCAGATAAATCTCTAAGCAAAGTTCTAGAACCAAGGTCTGCCATCTTCTGCTCAAATCTTCCTTGTACTGGATCAAACACTTCAACAAGTTGCACATTCAAACTCTTAGGGCCCTTTTTATAAATCTGAGAAGATATCTCACTAGTTACTTGCCAACCTTTAAGCTTTCCCTTAGTATAGTCTTTAGAACTAAAATTACTACCACCAATTGCTTCAATGTTATTTTGAATGATTGCACCAAAGCGGTTCTTTAAAGCTGAAGGAATGTTACCTGCAAAGAATCTAAATGAAGCCAGACCAAATAAAGTACTAGATACTTTTTGTATAGTAGTGCTTTCTGAACCAAGACCGGTAAACTTAATACCTTCAAATTCTCTTTCAATAAGATTATCAATAGCCTTAGCTCTTACAGATTCACCTTTCTTAGTAATTGGAGATATAATTCCCCTGTAGATATAAGCAGATCTGTTTACTTTACCCATGTCTTTAACTCCATTTCTAGGATCTTTAAGAACCTTTTGAAGCGCTTTAACATGGGGGTTAATCTCAATCAATTTCTTTTGTCGCTCTACACTTGCCATGTACTTGACCATAGAACCAACAACATCAAGAGATACTTGGTCTATATCAAGACGGTATTTACCTGCAACAGGGATACCGCTGATTTCATTGTCAAACATGTCTGCAGATACAAGATCAAAGTTTTCCTGGGTAAAGTTGTATCCATCTTCAGCATCGTCAGCAGCTCCTACAAACTGGGATTTGAGAGCTTTAGCTATAGAGGTAATGGCGCCTACTTTTTCTTTACCCTTCTCTGCAAGATTTGTAGTTCTGATAAACTCAAGGTTATGCTTTCTAAATCTTGGGATCTCTAAATACAGCTTAGCAGACTTATTAGCACCCAACTGATTCTCTAAATGAACTTTACTAAGTGATTCTAAAGCTGCAAACTTTTCCGGACTGTTCTTTCTAAGAGCTTCGTAATCTTGATTAATATACTTATCATCAATAGCTCCCTGCTGAACAGTCTTAGGTAGCCAGTAACCTCTGTTATCTACAGTCTCACCAACTACTTTCTTAGTTCTATACTGATCTTTAACTCTTGCATAGAAGAATTCTCTTTTGGGTATTCCCTGAACAACTTCTCCAGTGCTAAGCTCAGTAGTCTTAACAAATTCTTTTGCCGGAACGTTTCTATTCCAAGCAAAGAGTCTTTGATATTTAGTTACTTCTTCTCCTGTACTGTAATCAAAGCGCTTAACTTGAACATGATTAGCTTCATACCAAGCTTTAAACTCTGGTGAAGCTTTTAGCAACGGATTAACAATAGTTGGTTGAAGGAGTAGATCAGCTGTTCTGTTGTTTACAGACTTAAACAGTACAGAGTTCATCTCAGGATTGTTGAATCTAACCTGCTGGATCTTTTCATTTGCCAGTTCTACATAGTAATCTGTAGCAACTTTTGATTGCAGTTTACTAAGTTCAGAGTAAAGAGCGGACAATCTTCCTTTGTCACGCATTGTCATACGAGACATTTCCTTAGCTTGAAGAAGTACAGACATCTCGTCAATCTCTTCATCAGTAAGTTCTCTTTGTTCTTTCTGCTCAAGAAGTTCTTGAAGTCTATCAAACTCTGATACGGTAAGTCCGCTAACTTGAGCAAGCTTATCTCTAAGAAGAATGGCTTTTTCCTGAAGAGTTTTGATCTCCTCAATTCTAGCATCAGACATATCAGTCCCTACAATCTGACCATCCTCATCTTTAAAACCAGAGACAAGATCTACAATATCATTATAGGTATCAGACACCTCTTTTGAGAGTTGACCTGACCCAGGATACTTGCTTAGAATCTGAGAAATCTCAGAGCTTGCTCTTTGCTTTCTTTCGTAATACTCAGAATCAACAGCATATCTAGTGTTGTCTTCAATCCACTCTTTTCTCTTTTGCTCAAGTTCCGGACTACCGGGTTGCAAACCATTAGCAATCAATCCATCAAGATAGTCATTCAATCTTCCCTCAAAGACATCAATCATAGGAATCTGCTCATAGAACTTAGACGACTCCTCTCTGTATTGTCTGTGGAGATTTGCTTTCTCTAAGTCATTACCAGTCTTCTTGGTTCCATCAGGATATCTCAGTGAGAAAAGATTTGAGTACTGTGACCAAAGTTCTTTAACTCTGTCTTGGTGATCTTGATCAACAGAAGTTTTAGATTGATCCAAAGCATCCATTTCATTCTGAACACTCTCTAGAATCTTCTCTCTTTCATATCTAGCTTCTGCACCTAGTTCACCAGCATCATCATAGATTTTATTCTTTTCGTAAAACTCATTGACATACTCTCTGTGCATGTAATTAGTTTCCCACTGCTGAAGTTCTTTCTTTTTATTACGAGCTTCTTTGTTTTTACCTTCTTTGATAAGTTGCTCATACTCAAAGTTTAAGCGAATTCTATCTGCCTCATAGTTCTTAAACTGGTTTAGAAGTTTAACAACTTGATACTCTTCAAGCTCTCCTTTGTCATTAACTCTTGTCTTATTGTCTATGAAAGTTAAAACCTTCATAAGCTCAGCAGGATTGCTAGCATCATAACCAGCTTTGTCTAACTTAGACATAAGTTCGGTTGACATCTGATTTACCCTGCTTTGAACTTTTACTTGTACATCAATAAGATTATCCTTAAGATATTTAGCAAAGCCACCAACTATAATATCCGGGTTATTAATGTAGCTTTCAAGGAATGCAGAAAACGCATTAGTATCTCCAAGACTTCCTCTTAGAGTAGCTTTAATCTTAGCTCTATCAAAACTAAACTTTTCCAAATCGGCTCTAAGCTTTTTAATCTTTCCAGCTGGAGCATTTGCTTTAATAGCTTTTTCTAGTTCAGCTTTTATGTTAGACTGAATGTTCTCTGATACAGTCTGAAGAGTATCCCAAAGCAAATCAGCACTTGCCTCAGTGTAAACGTTTACAATGTTTTTTTGAGATCTCTCAACAATACCCTTAATATTATCAATTAGATTAGCAATCTGTCCTGTGCTACTTAAACCACCTTCACTTAATACATCATTAGCGTGTTCAAGAAGCTTGTTCCAGTTACTGGTAAGATTATCTAAATAGTAAATCTTTTGAAAAGCTTCTTGAGTATCAAGTTGAGTAAGTTCGTTAATCTCAGTATCAATGAGTTTCATCATCGCTTCAATCTTTCTCAAAGCAATAACAAACTGAGTAGCCCTTCTAGAAATAATCTCTGCATCAGCTGCAGCATCATCAATTACAGACTCTAAGCCAGATACTGTCTTCAGGGTATCTCTAACACCCTGAAGTAATCCTCTACCACTATCTTCGGCAAGTAGTTCTTTGATGAACTTCTGCTTTCCGCTTCTCTGTATAGATCTAATCTGAGACGTTACTAGCTGAAAAGTATCCTCAACCGTTTGTACAAGTGCATCATTCTGCACTTTCTCAAGCTCTGCTTTAAGCTTTAGATCATTAGCACGGAGATATGCAACATACTCTTCCTCACTAATAGAATCAGTATTGATCTCAAAGTTTTCACTCTTTAGCATCTCTGCCAAATCAGCAATCTTAGTATCAAGTGTGAGTCTCTCAACTTTTACCTTTCTACCAAACATGTTTCTAAACAGTTGCTTGATAGCATAGAGAACTTTCTGAATAAATCCGTTAGCCTGGAAGTCTTGTGCAGATACGTTCTTTTGTACAGCACGTACAATTGCCTCCTCAAACTTTAGATCTTGCTCTTCTTCACCATAGAGCTCTTCAACAATAGCATTAATCTGTGTATCAGCAATAGCTTCAGCTGCCAACCGGTCAAACAATGCTCTGTTTTCATTCTTAATAGCTCTAACTAATGGGTGAATAAACTCGTGGATTGCATCATCTGCACCAAATGCTCCGTCAAGCAAGTATACTTTACCACCAACAAAGAATGCTTTTTCACCTGACCAAGGATTCTTACTGTTCTTAGTCAGCTCAATTGCATCATCACCGCTAATAATCTGGTAATCAACTCCAAGCTTTTCTTGAAGGACATCCAAAATTCTAGCAGTAGTACCAGCAACAATAGCTTTACCACTAGTACCAATATTTAAATCAGGTATAGCTTGAACCGTTTCAAATTTTACAGTACCATCTGAAGACAAAAACTTTATAGTATCTCCTGGAACATATGCACGACCTAATTCTTCTGTAGTAAGCAGGTCTCCTTTTTTAGCATAAGCACGGTAAGCTTCAAACTCACCAAGCTTATCTACCATATTAACCCACTCTTTGGAACTCTTGTTTGGACAAGCAATCATGATTTACAATTCTTAATTAGGTCAAGTACGTCTTGATCAGTTACATCTTGTGTTGTTTGAACAGCCTCTCTATATGTAGCACTAGGTGCATTGTTTGTTGGGAGTACACCAAAAGTATTAGTAAACTCCTCAATAAACACAGTGTAGTATTCGGGTTTACCCTCAAATACATCTGAGTATAAAGAAGAGTCCATAACAGGTGTCAAACCCTCACTATTAAGATACTGCAATTTCTGGAAAGCTTCTCTAACACTTTCACGGAATTCCTCAAGGGATACCGCAGATGGTAATTTAAATGAAGCAGCATTTTTAACGTTTCTACCAGCAGCTTCTAAAGTCTTAGCTAGAGGAATAGCATATGCAAACTTGGGATTCTTAACTGCAGTTTCTAATGGATTCTTAGCAGTATAGTTAGTAGCGCTGAGAAGTATGTTTGTGCCTTCAATGTAGTTTTGTTGAATAGCACTGTACTCCGACAAATAGTTATTTACAGAACTTCTATAGACATATTCTTGAGCACCACTTTCATCAAACTTTACAAACTTTGTGGTTAATCCTTTTAAGTACTCAGATATAGATTCACCTTTACTAGCAACAAATTGCTGCATTAAAGATGAGTAATTATTATCTGGTGCAATCTTACCAAGATTGTATTCACCAGAGGTAAATCCATTCTGAAGGAATGCTATAGTTGTGAACTGAGAGAAGAAGTCAGATATTTTCTTATTTTCTTTAGCATCAGATACCTTTTGTATAGATGGATCAGCAAGAGCCACGAGATTATCATGATAAGAATCCAGAACTTCGGCCTCAGTAATTCTAGTAGATAGCTTGAGTCTGTCAATACCATTTGTTCTATTAAACACCAAATCATCTAGTACTGGGTACTGACTGGTTAATTCAGGATGCTTTTCTACAATACTAGTAAAAGTGCTAGCATAGCTTCTTGCTTCATCTGAAGAAGAGAACATGTACCAAAGATTGTTTGAGTTTCTTAGTGCAGCATCTCTAAGCTTAGCCTCATACTGCTCTTGAGTCTCGGTCTCCAACTTTGTTGTAATAGATCTTAAGTACTCTCTTTCAAGAGTAAAGTTGTAATACTGATCAAAGCTATTCTTACCATTAATGGTTTTGAAGTTAAAAGCAGAAGGATTAACTCTTGCTCTATCAAACTTAGTAAGACTAGTATTTATATTCTGAAGATCTCTTCTAAGTTGTGCAGGGTCTACATAAAGAATACCATTCTTTATAGTAGCACCAGCCTCTAGAGATACTTTCTGAATTGGTAATCCCTTATATTCTTTAGTAGAAAGGTCTGCTCCCAGTAGTGCTTCTTGGTAAACAGCGGTAAATATTTGAGACAAAGCATTTGAAATACCTGACTCTTTGTTTTCTGCAAAAGCAAATGTCTTAGTAATAAAATCTACTACTGCAGGGTTGTTTCTTATTGCAAAGAAATCCCAAGCTTCTTTTTGAGAATACGACGCTTTTGCAAAACTCTTTAAGATCTTATTACCGTAGTATTTAGAAGCAGTTTCTTCCGGAACAATATTATATCTACCACCAGCAAGTGCTTTCTGAACATTACCCTCTCTAAGATTTAGAGCAAAAGAATTGTTAAATGTGCTTGTATCAAAGTTTGAAGAAAGCTTTAGACCTGTAATATCATCACTAACAGCCTCAAGTTGTAAGAAGTGAGCAAATGCTTCTAATTGTAATTGATCTGAAGCAGCACCAGTAGACAGTTCTGTAAGTTCACTTTCTGAAAATGATTTATTATTTCTTTCTTTTTTCAAAAAGTTAAGAGCGCTATTCAAATAATCAAGCTTTCCGGAGCTAGCTTTTGCAGCCGCAGTAGCCCTTCTTCTTGTTTTAGTAGTTGCTGCTGTAAGATTAAAGGGAGAAGTTTGTAGTTTAAACTCTTCTACATATGACTTTACAAGAGGATTAGAAACAAAGTTTATAGCTTGTCTTAAAGGAACTCCAGCTCCAAGCATAAACAATAAAACCGGACCCGCAATATTATTACCCTGAACTTCAAAAATCCAAGCATCTTTTTCTACGTCTACCCAACCATTCATAAGCTGAGCAATGATATCACCAATACTTTCTTTTTGCATAGTTCTAAGTCTATCCATTACAATAGCACCATCTTCAGAATTATGCGGAAGTAAAATATTATTATCAAATTCAAACTTTTTCGCACCTAGCGAATATTGTATTTTTAAAGAAAGTTTAAATCCTGTTCTATTCATTACAGTATTATTGGTATTATCTACTGCAGCAATACCTAATACCATTTTGCCCACCCCGTTACTTTCGTGTTTATTAAGATTGTAACCAACCTCAATAATTTTAAGAGGAGAATTGCTCCAGTTAAACTTCTTGTTGTAACCCTTTGCAGCAAACTCATCAGCAATAGGTTTAACCATGTCTGTTGCGTTAGGTCTGATAAGGTTTACAAAGTTTTCTGGAGATTCAAGAATCTCAACTACACTCTGAATAATATTATTCTCTACCCCCTCGATAGTTTCCTCTGACAGATCTAGTATTAGCTCTCCGTTCTTAACCTTGATATTAGGCATCATAACGGTAAGCTTGTCAATATCAAAGTCACCACCAGATTTAGTTGTAATCTCGTAGGGTAGTACAATACTGATACCACTCTCTTCGGGTAAGAACTCTGCAACCTGCATAAACTCCATAGAATTGTGACCCTGTACTGGAATACGTACAGCAATCATCTGAAGCATCTCTTTATAAAGAACGTTGAATGAGGTCTTTTTAATCATCTCATTCAATCTTTCAAGAGTACCGATCTCTTTACCGTCATTGTGGTTAAGCTTCAACAGCTCCTTAAATCTACCCTGCAAAGCAATCTTAACCTCCATAGGTTCTGTAATGTCACCAGCTTTACGGTAGAACTTAAGTTTAGACTCACCCTCAGTACCAATCTTTTCAAAACCAACACCAGATACTTGTACGAGTGATTCACCGTTTACCTTAGTGCGGATAACCTCGTTAGCCACAATAGAATAAAGAGCTTTTTCAATCTCGTTTGCAGCTAGAGAAAAGTCAAGAGCTGATTTTAAATTACCGTTTCCAGCTTGCTCTACATAATCTACAACATGCTGAGGAAGCTGACGCTGCTCCAGCTTTTGCTTTAAATAAGTAAGAAGCTTGCTTGTATCTGTAACAGTGTAGCTACCATTTTCTTTTGCAATACCAATCTCAGTGTAGAGTTTCTCAAGCTTAAGCGTAACCTGCTTTTCAACAAGTGCTTCATATTGATCTACAAGTCTTTCTGCATTCTTAGATACCGGCTTACCACCATCATACATATACTGAAGAATAAGCTTTCTCAACTGAGTAGAGAATCTAACTTCTTCTTTAAATGAATCAGAAATATTTACCTGATCTTTCAAGAACGGTAGGTGAACCTGATATGTATTGAGCGGACCCTCTACAAACTTGCCATCAGCATCTACAAACTTTGTTGCAGGCTTACCATCGGCAAGCTTACTACCAGACTTAAATGTCACATAGTGCACATTCTGTCTAACCATCTGATTATGCAATTGCTCAAGGTTAGTACCTTTTACAACGGAGGGAACCAGTGGGAATAGTGAGAACTTATGAAAAGCGTATACAGCAAGATTAGAAGTTTGGATAGGTCCAAAGTACTGATACTTTAAAGGAGGGAATGTTTTAAGAATCTTATTAGGATCTACAGCCTCACCGTTAGCAATCTTTTTATAAAGATCTTCTTGTTGTGGTGACCACTTACCAAGAAGTTGTCTTGAAGCTTTATAAAAATCAAAGCTAATGTAACCCTGACCATCAGCAGCGTTGGTTTCTTTATACCCGTCAAGATATTTAGTATCAAGACCTGCAGCTTCAAATGCTTTTGTATATTCAGCAAATAGCTTAGGATTTGATTCTTCCATATTCTGAATCAAATCTTCAAGTACGGCAACGTTTAACACACCATCAAAGGGGTTAATAGTAAAGCCTTCTTGTGCTGCTAGTCCTTTTGCATATTGGAATCCTGTTCTTGTTACATGATCAAATGCTTTCTTGTTCATTGTATGAACATCACCGGTAGAAGCTACACCAGCATTACGCTTGTGGAAGTCATCTTTTGCATGATTGTACAGTGCAGCATCACCATAAAGAATAGGTAATACTTCAAGATTATGAATAAGAGCATTAGCAGTATAAGCAGCTACTGCTACATCATTACTAACACCGGCAAGATTTCTAAGACTCTCTGATTTAAATGGAAGACGAGCAAAGATTTCTTTATTATTATTTATCTGACCAACAACATACTTTGCCAAAGCTTGATTAATCTTTTCAGATAGCTCCGTATTAGCGTTAATCTGAGAAAGAATATCTCTATTATAGTCAAGAGCCATAAGCTCGTCCTTAGAGTCTTTAAGAATATCACCAAACAAAGTAAGATCTTTTGCTTTATCTGTGTAACCTGGAATATCTACATCCTGATTAATAACTGTAAGAGCTCGTGTTACTTCATTAGCAACATGCTGTTTCATTAAGTCAACAGTAGCCTTGATACCACGATCATCAGCAAATCTATTTATATCTACGTAAAGATGTGGGTTGTTTGTATTGTACTTAGTACTCAATCTAGCACCTTTAACTGCATAAGCACTGGATTTAGAAGCATGACGCATAAGCTCCATATCACCGGAGCTAAGCATTGCATTCATATCATAGATAAACTTGCTGTAAGGATCAAGAGCTGTTGTAGATATACCTGTAGATCTATCACTATCAATAAGCTTTACACCATTGAAGTTAGAAAGCTCAAGCTTTCCTCCAGGTATTCTCTCACCAAACTTAACTCTTACTGTTTCACCAGTAGCGGGATTTCTGTACGACGTAAACTCCTTGGTGATATCAAGATTAAATACAGATCCTAAGATGTGGTTACCCTTAAGCATAGGATTCTTTGTAATATCCCAGCTTGCCATATGTGGCATCTTAACGATATCTTGGTAAGTCAACTCAGGATTGTTAATCATAGAAACAATCTGAGTAATAGTATTATTCAGAGAGTATTCATTCTGAGGATTGTTCTCAGCGTTAAGAACTTGACCCATCAAAGCTTTATCAGAAGAAAGTCTTCTGTAATCTAATAGGTCATTAATAAGCTTAGCATTACTCTCAAGCTCAAGATCTTTTCTAGTCTGCTTTAGAGTTGATACAGAATTAGCAATACCAGTAAACTCCGGTGACTTAGAATCTTTAGCGTAGATCTTATTGAGTGCAGGACGCAAGTAAGTATTTACTCTATTAGTAAACTTCTTTAGATCTTCTCTAACAATAGCAGTGTCATCAAAGTAAATACCAATTGCCTGAAGGTAATCGTATACGTTTGCATGTGTTACAGCTTTAAAGTCTTGATTGAGTTTTGTTACATTCAAGACAGTACCTGCACTAGTCTTAGTTACATAAGGATTTACTTCTCCACTAATCGTTTGACCAAGAGTAAACAGTCTATGCCACTCTCTTTCTACCTTTTTATTATCACCAATAGCACGACCAAAAGTCTCAAGAGTTTTACCCTCAGCTTTAGTAACAGTCATTTCCTTAATAGGAATCTCGTACTTATTAAATGTCTGGTAGAACTTTGTCCACATAGATAGACCAGCATCGCTAACAATAACTAAAGGATCTCCAAGCTTATCCGCAACTTGGTTTAGCATAGAGTTTTTAGAAGACTTGAGAATCTCATACATCTTCTGCTCATTGTAACCCTTACCTGATACAGCTTTGGCTACTTTCTTAAATACTTCTTCTCCGCTATAGAGTTTAGGTAGACCAAAGTAATTCGTCGTATCAGCTTTAATACTGCGAAGAGTGTACATAATTACCGGATCCGCATAATCAACCAGTGTACCTTCAGTTCCAGATCTATCTTGAAGCTGAGTGTAGTCCATTGTGTCATTCTCATCAATATCAAGAATATCAGCAACAGACTTTGCAGTAATCTTAAAATCAAGATACTTACTACGCTTCTTATGGTATGCAATCGTACCGGTAGCACCACGCTTGGATGCAGAAACTACATCACCATAGTTATTAATAGCAAAGTCAAGAGCATTTAGTTTTTCAATTAGTTGCTCTCTTTCAATTGGATCAATTGTAGCTTCTACTCCTGCAGCTACTGCACTGCGTACAGCTTTTAAACCTGACAGAGCTACATCATACACAGACTTAAGAGTTTCTTCTGTAGAGAAGAGTACGCTTACAGGTAGATTGTTTTTATCAAGAGCTTCAGAGATGAAGTAATCAATTGCCTCAACCACAGCCAAAGACTGAGTAGAAGTCAAAGATGTTTGCTTGTCTTCAATTCCGGTTAAACCTTTATTAAGAAGACCAAACTGTACATTATCAAGAGACGGTTTAAGATTTAAGGTATGACCCTTATAAAGGTTATCATACATCTCTTGTATACTAACAAGAGCAGTCTGCTTGCTGAGAGCTTCTCTTGCAGATACTCCGCCAAAGAGTTGCTTCAAGAATCTAAGAAGCTTTCTAAAAATTGTATTTCTTTCTGGACGCTTACCAAGTACAAGCTTACCATCAGACAAAAGATATTTTCTAAAATCTTCTGCAAGTGTTTCTTCTACCTGAAAATCGGTAAGCTTAGAACCAAGAACCTTTCTTGCTTCATTGTATAGAGCTTGCTTCTGACCTTTTGTAAGATATAACTGGCTGAATCCGTGAAAAGCTTCGTGGTAGATATCAGTGTAGTTAGCACCATGAAATAGTGTGATACCATACTGAGTCCACTGTGCAAACGCATTACTGTTTACCACATTGAATGCTTCTTGCAAACCAATGTTCTTACTCAGAGGGCTTTTATCCCACCATTCTTTAGCAGCTTTTACCTGATCTACAGTAGCTTGGTTATCATTACCCTTAAGCTTAAAGAGATACCAATCGTCATAAGTAATACCGGAACGCTCTGCATCTTGACGTTGAACATTTCTAGCATCTTCACGCTCTTCATACTTTCTAAAGACACGATCTACAAATGCCGGATCGGGTGTAATGTCAATGTACTTCTGACCATTATCCTCAAATGCAATCTTTGCAGCTTTACCACCAAACAAGTCATTGATTTGGTTTACAGCTTTAGCTATAGCATTACTTTTTTGTCCTGCCTGATTAATACCAATATAAGTAATAGAATTAGTAGACTCTAGATATTCTCTAGCGCTTTCCTTGATTCTTTTTACAAATTCAATCCGGATACTCTCCTCAATATCAAGCGAACATAGTCTCATTACTTACAAGAGTTTTGTTTTCCTTTATTAATGTTTTCGGTAATCTTGGAATCAACAGACTCCTGTATATTAAAGGTAGCACCTAATCCTTGATTAACAATGCTTTCTTTAAGTTGATTAGCAACAGCTTCACCTATAGAGACTAAGTCTAATTGAAAAGACGGAGCTTTAACAACATCTGATTTTTGTTTTATTTTAACTTTTGAAACTGGTTCAGTTTTTACCTCTACTGCTTTTTGAGTTTCTAACTGTAAAGCAGGATCAAATGAAAGATTAAAGTAAGGTTTAGTAGTCTCCTCCAATCTTGCTGTAGTATTAAAATACTTAAGCATGTAATCAGTAGCAGATAGCGTATTATACTTCAAAGAATTTTGATCGTAATAAGGAATATCTACAGAGCCATTTGAACTAATGGGTGCATTGGCTCTATAAGTTGATGTTACAACACCTGATGCAGATTCAGTAACAGACTTCAAAATTTGAGTGAGTGCTTCTTCTGTAACAGGTTGTCCTTTATAGAGAATAGCCGTCTCTCTTACTCTAATGTCTTTTGTAAATAACAAAGACTCAAAAATTTCTTTTTTTGTTTGATAGGGAACAGAAGTATCAAAAAGATATTTTGCTAAGATCTCAGCAGGTATTACATCTGTAATTCCAGGTCTATCAATTCTAATTAATTTATTAGAAAAAGAAACATTAAAATATGCTCTTCCTGTCGCAGGATCTACTTCATAAATAAACTCTTCTCCAAAAGACTTAAAATCAATCTCAGAAAGTTTTATTGGATTACCGGAATCAAAGGTTACAGAAGCTCCAGCACTAGTATTAATATCTAGATAAATCTTTTGATCAGGATTAACCTGCAAAGCTTCTCTAATATTATATAAAGTACGATATTCTTTTTGTCTTGCCTCTTGAGCTATGTCAATATCTACTCCAGCCGCAGATGCAACTTCTGATATAGGTGCTTCTCCTTTTACGGTAAATACACCATTAACCAAGGAAGGCTTATTTATAACATATTGTGGAGTTGTACCCTCTTCAGCAATATTACCGGCAGCATCTACTTTAACAGGATTACCCTCAGCATTAACAATAATAGCTTTTACTCCGGCATATTCAGGATTAGCTTCAAGAAAATCTTTTTCTCTTGTAGGTATTTCACCCTCAAAAGATCTTGAATCAATTATCTGAATACGTAAACTACTATAAACAGAATCATTTGTTTTTTTACCCTGATGATACTTAGCAATAAACTGTTGAGAAGCCTGTATGATTGGATCAATATTTCCTTCCGGTATAACATTAAATGCTGTTAAAGCACTTTTACCAACAGCTTTAAAAGGAACAGAAATAGCAGACTTATTTGTAGGCACTGCTGTACCTAATACAACTTCTGAAGATGCTCCTAATGTTTCGTCTTCTTGTAGATCTAAGCTAGCTTCATTATTTGCAAGAACCTCTTCTTTCTTTTGTTCTGCTGCTTCATTACCAATACCCAAATAAGTACCTACAGCATCAAAATTTTCAAACGTATCTCTAAGCATATCAAACTCTGCAAAAGCAGGTCTAAGATGCTTTACTGCTTCTTTGTTTACAGAATAGATTGCTACTAAATTATTCGGAATAAACGATGCAAATGTCTGAGCCTTTGCTCGGTCACCGGTCTTTTCAAAGATTTGTTTGTACGTATCCTTGATGTAATTCTCTAAAGAAAAGGATTGACCTGAACGTGCAGACGCTAGTACGTCTCCCACCATCTTGGCAAGAAACTTTTCTTTCAGCTTATCAGAAACAGCACAAATCATTTTAACACTCGTTTATATTATCAAAGAAGTCTTCATCAAGATCTTCTTTAGGTTTAGAAGCAGCATCATCAATAATTCTATTCTGCTTATTCATCATATCCTCACTAGTAGGAATAGATTCTTCGGCAAGAGTCTTCTCCTCTTCTGTAACAGCAGGAATAACTTCTCCGGCATCTGACCCAAGTTCAGCTTTTCTTTCAGCAATTCTAGTCATAATAACGTTTGCGGTTGCATCATCAAGATCTCCATCAAGGGATACCTCTGATTCAATTCTTTTAAGATCGGCAATAGATGTAGCTGACTCTACTCTAGCAGAATATTTATTTGTAGTTGGTGTCTCAGCAAAAGCTTCTTCTGCAGTTGCCGGAACAATTCCTGTTTCTTCTACTTGAGGATTAGCAGCAAAATATTCTCTAATTCTAGCTTGTGGAGTTGGGAATGTAGCGTACTGAACCACACTTCTAATAAGGTTCTCATCATTGGCTCTACGCTTAGCATTCTCACGCTCAAACATATTATCAATAATGTCCTTAAGTTCTTGCGGTAGATCAGAATACTGGTATTTCTGAGTTGGCCCTGCAGGTTCTTCAGTAGTAACTCTTACGGGCTCTGCAAATTCAGTTGCAACAGTAGGTGCTTCTTCAGTCGGAGTAACTGGTGTTTCTAAAACACCCTCTTCAGTCTGTACTTCTTCTTGTGGTTTAGCTCCAAACTCAGGTGCAAACAGACCAAGAAGATTTCTTACAGATGCAGCCTCTTCAGAGTTAATGTCTACTTCTTTTCTACCTCTAACAGTATAAAGTTTAGTAGGCATCTTGCCCTCATCAAAGTATGCTTTTAATTCATCATAACCAATAAAGTATCCACTCTTGTAGATTTGATTAATGATCTCATTCTTTTGAGCATTCTTTTTAAAGAGATCTAAAGACTTGCCAAGATATACTCTCTTATTTACAATAACATCTTCAATGGCAGCAGCATTTCTTCTTGCATATTCAGTTAGTCTTTCTGGACTGTTCAATGCATTAATAGCATCAATCAAACCAAACTGATCTCTACCCAGAGCAATTGAATCTACAATAGACGTAATATCACTATCAATGTTTTGTGCATTTACTCTAGCACCTTTAGCTGTCAGACCTGCATAAGCAGCATAAGCTTCTCTAAGACCTTCTATTGCTTTTGCTCTTTTCTCTTGAGCTGCTTCAGATATATCAGATGCATTTTTGCCAGTAATAAGTTTTTCATATCTCTGACGGGCAATCCTGTATTTATCAAGAGCCTTTCTTTTAGCTTTCTTTTCTGCAAGTAGTTGCTTTTGTTCAGGAGTAGTTGCTTCAGCAAGAACTTCCTTACTTAAAAGATCTAGTTCATTAGTTAATGCGGGAAGACTAGTAACCACATCAACATCAGAGGATGTAGTATTACCAGAAGTATTACGTTTAGAAATATCAGTCTTTAATGATTCAAATCTTTCTTTAGTCTTTTCTTGAGTTTCCTGTAAGAATATCAAATCTCTTTTAGCTTGCTCATATGAAAAGTGATTAAGTCTTACTCTATTGTAAGCATCACTACCAGCAGCATATTGAGAAGCATCAAAAGGATTACCGTATTGCTTTTCTACTTCTTTAAATTTTTTCTGAAGATTGTCAGCATATACTACGGTCTCAGTAATTCTTTGTCTAGCTTCAGCAGCATCATCTAAACCAGTTGCCTCCATAACACCTTGATCATCAAGCTGTTGTAAAGAAGCAAGCTTCTGTTTAAAGTTATCCATTTGGCCTGTCTGAAGAACAGTCATCAAGTGACCAAAACGAAGTTCTTCAAGAACGTCTTTTGCTTTCTTCTCATCACCTTGTTGCTTAGCCTGCTGCCACTCAGCAAGAGCTTTACTCTGATCAATGTAGTTCTTGATTCTAGGATTGAAAAGAGAATAAACATCTTTAGATCCGTTATTAAGAATATCAACAAGCTCCTGAGTTCTTTCAGCTTGTTGTTGATTAAGTGTTCTGATTTCTTCTCTACCGGTAGAAGTTGCAGACTTCATAAGTCTAGATAACTTATTACCACCAACTCCAGTTATTCCACCAATAAACGCACCTGACATAAAGGTTTCCAAACCTTGTGCTGAAAACTGATCAGCAAGTGCTTCACTACTATATCTTCTAAGGGCAGGATCTGCTGCAAGATTTAGTACTTCACCAACACCATCAAATGTTCCTCTCATATCTTGAAAAGGAATATTCAACGGATCTGATAGTATGCTACTATAGTAATCTTTATAAGACTGTGATACAATCTCCTGGAAGTTTTCTTGAAGACCTTCTGATACTGCAGGTAAAAATACGTTTCTACCAAATCTAGAAATAGATCCAGCAGTAAATGCATTTCTTAATCCATTCTTAAAGCCTTTACCAACTGTCTCATATACACCATTTGCAGTCTGACGAATGCCATACTTAGAAAGATCAGATGTCATATCACCAGCCTTACCAAATACTCTTGAAGCAGTCTTACCCATTCCAAGAAGTGGCTTCATTACAATAGCATCGGTAAGATAAATAACTGGAAGGTTAGCCATTACAGCTCTGTCACCAGCTTCTTTAGAAGCTTTAGAAATATTCTCAAGCTCTTCAGTTGACGGCATTACACCAAACTGATCATAATAATTATTAAGAGCTTCTCTATATAGTTCATTCTGAACAAAGCCACCTTCTAATTGAGCTTCAGTAGCCGCCGCTTTTACAAGCTGTACTTCTTTAAATAGGGCCCCGGCACCACGAACAGCAGAGGGTAAATCTTCTCCAATAGCAGCAGCTTTAAAAGCATCACTAACATACTCACTCATATTAGGCATTACTACTTTACCAATACCACCAGCTCCAGATTTAATCCAGTTTGGTGTGCTAGCTGAAATTGCATTTAATGCTGAAGCAGCTTTAGAAGGAGTAGTAATATCATCTAATGCGCTAACAACTCTTCCTGCTTTGATAGCATCATCAACTTTTGATATACCTCTAACACCTTGGAATATTTTTGAACCTAGCACACCAACACCGGCTTCAGGTCCAAGTAGCGCAGATGCAATAACACCCTCACCAAGACCTTCTACAACCATACCAGCCATAAAACCAAGATTAATAGCATTGTTTGCAAGAAATCCCTGTACTCCACCCTCTGTAGAACCATAAAGTCTATTTATCTCTTCAAATCTAGCAGCAGCTGCAGGATCTGATTCAAACATAGTGTCCCAGTTTCCAGTAATAAGATCATAAGTACCTTCTGCCATATCAGCAGCAGTGGTTGCTGTATTAAGCAACATGCCCTGAAGACCTCTACCAATCTCTCCCCAAGCACTTGAGTGAGCATTATAAAGAGATTCATTATCAGCATACGGAGTAAATCCTAGCTCATCAAAGTTTGATCTACGAGCATAACGATAGTAGTTTGTCTCATGCAAACCAAAAGGTTCCGGAGCTTTTAACTCTACTAAAGGTTTAACATCTGCTTGAATTGAAGGTGTCCAATTAGGATTTGTAGAAGAATTTTCTTTAATAAGTCTTTGTAATACAGGATCACCATATCCTTGAAGCTTACGAGGATCTGGCAAATTATCACCGCTTATACTTTGTAGTGAATTTAAATCCATAGCTTAGAAGCCTTGGTAGATATTTTCTGCTTGTAATACAATTTCAGCAAGAGGATCAATAGCTTCTCCACGATTTCTCCTTGCTTCTAATTTTTTAAATTCCTCATTAAGAGTGTATTCTAAATATTCACCGATAGGAACAGTCTTACCATTATCAACTCTAAAACCAATTACTTCTAGCTGATTAACACCAGGATTATATGTTATAGTCATTTGACCACCGTCTCCTGTTGCATTTCCACCAAAGCTTATCTTATTATTCAATAGGAATCTTTGCTGTGCTGATGTAAGCTTTTTAGTACCAATAATATTAGCAGGAAGTGATCCAGCGGGAAACTTTAAAGTAATACCACTACTCATCATATCATTAATGATGGTAGCATCTGTCATACTTGTCTTACCCTTATCAGAAGTCTCAGTAATAAGCTTTGCAGTATTCTCATCAGGAATAATGTGAACATACTGTGGTTTATCAGGACCTTCCTGATATACGTTAACACTAACACCTCTAAGTGTTCCGGTATTTTCTTTCTGCTTTTGAAGGACAACATCAGTCATTATACGTACAGCATTTGCCAACCCACCTTCAACCTTCTTATAATCTTTCTGATCTGCTTTGATATTGGTAGTAAATTCACCAGTAACATATTCAGCATTACCTGCACTAAGTGCATTTGCAGCTGTAGACAAAACAACATCAGCACTAGTATTTGCAATATTGGTTGCACGTCCAAGACTCCTTGCATAAGGAACAATACCACCAACACCAATCTTAGAACCTAAACTATTTGTTTGTTTACCGAGTTCAACAAATTTATCGGCAACTGTAGACCTGCCCACTAATTTATTAAATGAAAAAGCAGAACCCATTAGTTGATCAAACTCTTCCCTAGCATCTTCTTCATAACTATCTAATAAGCCAAATCTAGTACCTGCTAAAGAAAGAGTTGAAAGTGTATTACCCATCATCATTCCTGACATATCGCGGCCTTCTAATTGAACAGCTCTATCTTTTGCGTAAGCAGCTTTTAACTCTTCAAGAGAATCTGCTCCAGTAGTATCAATAAGATTCAATAAAGTTCTTCTAGCTGCTTCATCTCGTACTCCTGAAACAATAGCGGCTCTAAGATTACCTCTATATTCAGTTGATAGAGAACCGTAAACTGAAGTATAATTATCAAGCTGTGAAAGTTTTCCTGCTAGACGTTTATGAGCTTCAGCAGGTAATGAAGCCGCTTCTTTAAGAGCTGTAGCTTTTTTAACGATAAGACTTCTTTCTCGATCATTAAGCTCATTGATAGCTTTACCCTTTAAATCTTGAGGATATCTATTAGCGTAAAACTTAATAATATCATTTTCAGCAACTTTTACATTAGAAGCAGAAGCAGTTAACTCTGTTTCTTTTATATTATAAATAGTTTCAGGATTATCCTCGCTAAATTGAGTTTGAGCAGTCAACGGAATATCTACTTCTTGTGATGTAGCAGTAGCAGTAGCAGTGGTTGCTGCAGCCATAGCATCAAGTTGAGCTTTATAAAGTAATTCTTCTTTCTTATTTCTCAGTTCTAAATTCTTTTTAAACTGCTCCAATGCATATGGATTCTGCTCCATTGTTTGAGAGAATCTAGACATTGCAAGTCTATTAGCAATAGTGCCCACTCTATTTTGAAATGCTAGAGAATCAAGCTGTTCTGGAGTGTAAGTCTTACCGTTAATTCTTAAAGTGTAAGGAGCTGTAGCTTTAGACTTTGTAGTTGTTGTGGCAATAACACTATTTGTTTCTTGCTTAATACCTTGCTGAAGCTTTTTCAACTGCTCTGCAGTTTTTTGCAAACGGTCTCTTACGCTTAGAGCATCATCTGTAAGGGGTACATTATCGGTGTTTTCACCCTTTGCCAATTCTCTTGTAACAGTTTCGGCAACCTCCACCTCTTCATTAATCTGATCAATTACCTTTTTACTCTCAGCTTCAAGGAAATTAATTTCTCCAGAATACTTCTGCTGGTAAAATGCAGCTTCTGTAGCAATTTTATCACCGTTATAGTTCATTAGATTAGCCTCAACAAAATCTCTCTTCTGCATCTGATTTTCAAGAGCAATGTTTTGTCTAACTAAAGGATCACCATAAAATTCAGAAAGCAGACCAGCTCTAAGATTTCCCTCTACAAGCTTACCACCTTTCGTTTTTACAATCCATTGACCAGTATTCTGTTCAATTTCTACGTCATAGTCTTGACGATTAAAAAAGTCAAGAGCCATCTTCTCAATATTAATACCTGGAAGATAGCTAGGTGCTTGCATGTTCACTGCTTCACTAGGACTAGCAGCTCTAAAATCTTGCAAAAAGTAATTCAATTGCTTTAAAGAATCTTCATTATATAGATCTCTTTCTGCAGGATTCAAAGACGTTGCTTGCTGTTGTGCTTTTATCTGAGCATCTCTTACAGCACGAGTATTCAAGATGTCACGGATGTACATCTTATTATCTGCTAAAGGGTTAAACACAGCTTCAGCAGCTTTTACATTTCTAGGATCTGTTAAATCGGCACCCGCAACCTGCTTAACAAACTCATCAGCATTCTTTTTGTACTGATCTCTAAGGGCAACATTGTCCTCTCTGGTTAAATCACCATCAATAATAGAATTGTAACGCTGAGCAAAATCTGCAAAGTTTTTTTTCTGAGTAGCGGATAGTTGTGCTTGCCCCTGAGCCAGAAAGTTCCAGTCAGGAGTAAATGCTTGCACATCTTGTATGCGAGCATTCTGAAAAATATTATCAATATATGATGCCATGTATCTGTAGATCTACATTAAAAGATACGAAAAAATCTTGTAAGTTTTTAAACCTGAAAGGTTTATTACTTATTCGGGAGACATAAATCCAAAACTAGGCATATAAGCATTAGATAGATATTGTCTAAGAGGATCAACCGATTGTTGTGCATTTTGAAAATTCTTTGACATCTGCTCATTTATATAAGCAGCTCTAAAAGCCGCATTCTCATCTTTTCCATCAGATCCAACTTTTACAGGGTGGAATGTAAATGCTTCTTGAGTAATTCTATTAATAGCGCTTTGTCTTTGATCTGATTGTTGTTGCTTAAATTTCTCAGGATCCTGCATTGCTCTGAGAACTTCAGGATTAGCTGTAATATCACCATACATACCAGGCATAGTATTAATCTGGAAGTCAGGGTAAAGCTGATTAAGCAACCCTGCTTTAGATCTATTAGTCTCAAGAGTGTTTCTGAGTTTGTTACCCATTGTGCGGTAACCTCTCATCTTCTCGTCATAAACCTCATCTACCTTAACTGTATCATCATAAAGATTTTTAGCAAGCTGAGCATTCATCATTCTAGATTGATTACCAATCTGTGAATTATATTGATTAGCCCAGTTAGCAATACCTACATTCTGATTACCAATTGTAGCAGCAACATTAGCAGCTTGATCAGCAGCTTCTCCGGAAATCTTAGAAGCCATTGAAGCTTGTCTTCCTGGACCAGCAAATGCACCAAGAGCTTCTACTGTACCTCTAGCACGTCCAGCAATTTGTTGCTGCTGACGAGTATCATCCAAGTAAGTAGGATCAAATGGTGTAAGCGGAACTCTTGGAGCGTATGGGTATCTTCTTGTTTCACTAAATCTATTCCTAAGATTAGTGTACATGTTATTTACATCCTGCTGGAAAGGATAAGTTTTATTTTTAGGGTTAGGTGTAAATGTAGGTGTAGGTGTTGGTGTTAGTTCTGGTTCTGGTTCTGGTGTTAGTTTTGGTTCTGGTTCTGGTGTTGGTGTAGCTAAAGGATCAAGCTGTCTTGCACCAAAGTAGCTATCAGCATAAGCAGAACGAAGATTCTTTAGATCTTCATCAGAAAGAGACTTAGGATCAATCTGACCTTTTTCATACTTAGACTTAAGTGAAGGATCCTTCAAACCTTTAGCAGTCAAACCGTAAGTTCCCCACATATTTTTTACAACATCTGGCTCATTCTCTAACATATAGTCGTAGATTTTTTCTTGAGCTTGTTTGTTAGAAAGCTTAGTCACTCCCGGAATAGCAGATTCCCACTGAGACAAATAATCAATATCTCTATCAAATATATTCTGCTTACCTGTAGGAGTTACAGTTCCAGCTTTTGTTTTACCACCAGGATAAAGAGTAATACCCTTTTGAGCTTTAGGAATATAACCACCATAAGCAGCCATAGGTGCACCCATAATACCTTCTGCATAATCAGCAGCTACTGCAGGAATACCCTGCGGAAATCCTTTCATTGCTTCCTGGTAGAATGCAATCTCACCAGCCTTATCCTTGTACTTATCAATCATAGCTTGTGCAGTTCTTTTTTGAATGGGATCTGCATTTTGATCATAAAGAGTATTAGTAAAATCATTAACTCCTAAAAAAGGCTTAACAAGTTTTGCAGGAGTAGTGGGCTTTGTTTTACCGTACTTAGCAAGAAACCCTGAATCCTTAATCTTCATCTTTCTTGTATCAGAATAAATAAAAGATCCTGGATCTAAATTAAGCGGTGTACCACCATTAGAATGTCTCTGACCACCAATGTTGTAAAGACCCATCATTCCGGTATTGCCAAGATCAGTCATAGCAACTTCACCCCTTTCTGCTTCAAGATTTGCCATACCTCTAGGAATAGGTGAAAGACTTTTATTAACCGATCCACCTTCTGCCATGTGTGCACTGTCTTCCATAACAGTACCGTCAGGCATCATATGATACCCTTGGGGCAAACTCTTAATTCTTACTTTTCTTTTCATCAGTCAAGGATTTCAATTTCAGCTCCAAGAGCTACAAGTTGTCTAATTTGGTCTTCGGTCATTTCAATTTCACCACCCATTTGAGCATAGGCTTCACCCATATAAGTTCTTGAAGCAAGAGTTTCATCAGGTCTAAAATTACCCATAATATCATAATCACCTCTTTGTCCAGTAACACCCATAGGTGCAGCTTCATAAAGGTTATCTGTAAACGTTCTACGTTGAATCTCTCTTGCAGCCTGACTCTCTTTTTTATTTCTACCAAACCACGAACCAAGACTTACAAGATCACCCACAGTATTTGTAGCACTTTTAAAACCTTTTCCAAATGTAGAATAATCAGCATATCTATCTTTTAGATAGTCTTTACCCTTATCAACAAGGGCCCTCCCAATCTCTGGTGCAGCCTTTTTTAGACGATACATATCTTCATCCATAGGTTGACCACGTTTATTCTGAGTCATGTAGGCAATATCTTTCTTATCAAAAGGATTATTAGTTTCCCAAAACTTAGAAAAATCAGATGAAAGCTGTTGATCTGGAAGCATTGGTCCCATTTGTGTATTCTTAGGTTTAGAAGGCCACAAGGTACCATATTTGTCTAATTGACCTTTCGCGACTTCATAAGCAGCGTTATCTGCTACATTATCTACATCGTAGTTTCCATCAGCTCTGGCAGCTATCTCAGCATTCGCCAAGATTTCATCCATAGCCATCTGACCCATTCCAGATCTACCACTTGGAAAGCAGTTTGTTTTATCTTGACCCATACCTGATCCACCACTTGGAAAGCAGTTTGTTATGACTTGACCCATACCTGATCCAGCACCTCTTCTAGCCGGTGCAGGGATATCTGAAACAAATCCAGCAGGAGCTGCTTGCTCATCAAGAGAGTATTCTCTCATTCCAGCAATATCTGGACTAAGTGGTGCATCAGATAATCCAGCCGTTCTAGAATCAAAATCCATTTCATCTAAATACATATTACCCATTCCAGAGCCACCCTTTTGGTATTCCATCATACCACCGTAAGCTTTAGCAAAGTTTTTAGCAAAGTTTGCTTTACGTCTCATCTCAGGTGAATACTTGCCCTCTGGTGCATCTAAAATCTTTTTGGCAGCTTCCTGTACACTAAGACCCATACGTGTAGCCTGTGCTTTAAAAGTGCCCTTCTTAGCAGGATCTAGTTCAATACCACCATCCTTAAAGTAAGCCATTGCAGTAAAAGGTATTCCACCTTTCTTATACTCCATTTGACCTCCACACTCATAGCAAGGCATACCACCTTGAGCATACATATCACCACCGTACATCATGTTAGCCATAATCTTAGCTTGTACTTCTTGTGGTAATGCTTGAAATCCTTCATTTTGGGGTTCACCACCTTCTGCCCAAGTACGGAATCTTTTATGCCAGTAAAGGGGGCTAAACGGATCAGTAGCTTTAGCTGAGTTACGTCCACCCATTCTATCCCAAAAACGGTCTCTACGATTTTCATTACGGTGTTGGGTAAAGTCTTTCATACCCTTATAACCACCATGTACTACTTTGTACTTATCACCTTTTTTAGCAAGTACCATCCATTTCTTACCAGGACGTGTAGATTGTTTCTTTGTACCAACTTTAGTAAAACCTTGATTCTTATAACGCTGAGGTATACCACCATTACGCATTTCTTCCATTTCACCCTGTTCTTGAGCTTCAGGATTGTACATCATGTAATCATAGATAGCACCAGCACTATCATCCATTACGGCAAGCTTAGATGCTACCCACGGTTCAACTTCTGAGTTTGAATTAAGAAACTGTTGAAGCTTAGACATTTTATCAGTAACAGCAGCAATCTGACCTAGTGCCATTTCACCACCTTCATCCATCATTGGAAACTTATAGTCACCGTACATAATACCACCATTAGCCATCATGCTCAAGTCTGCCATCATTTGGTTAACTGAGCCTTGTACTTCCATACCATCTTCCGCTTTACGGTAACCACCACCTCTTTTTTTATAAGTCTCAACTAACCATGACGAAGCATAAGCAGAAGGCCAAACATCAAACTTAGATTTTGCTTCTGATTTAACTCGTGCGTAGAGTTCGGGATTTGTAGGTTTGTTAGCCATAATTTAAAAACAATAAGTCCTCTATATAATTTCGTCTTTTTTTACTAGATTTCCAAACATTAATCGTTACTAATAGCTTTTTGGTAAGCCTTTTGGAAATCTTTAAACGCTTCTTCTTTTGATTTGTACTTCAAAACTCCATTACCATTGTAGTTTTTTAACCAATAGTCAAATAATTCACGTGAGTTACTTGGATCTGGTAGTGCTTTTGGTGACAAGGCATATCTATATCTAGCTGCAGCCATTGCAGCAACTGGATTATCTTCTCTAAGAAGCTTATTAAAGTCTTTCTTATCCGTTGGAAGATTCAGCTTTTTAAAGTTTTCAAACTGTCTTTGCTGTGCAGTATTATAAGCACCCTCATTACCTCTGCCAGTAAACATATCAGTTAATGCAATAGGGTCAATAGACATAAATGAAGATGTATAGTTTCTACCGTAAGCACTTGGATTCGTACCATATGTGTTTTCCATATATGCAGTAGCCTGTAGTAAATTCTCAACAGCTTTTCTATTCTTAGGATCTTCTAAGGCAACAATCTGATTGATACCGTAATCAATTTGTTCAGGTCTAGAAAGTTTTTTCCAATCTGTAGGTTTGGTTTTGGTCGCTGGTTCATCGGAAGAAGCCATAAAAGATTTAAAAGCATTTACTGCTGCATCCTTCATACCAGTAAAAAATGCTGGTTTAATTCCTTCCGGCATCATAAAACCACCAAGTTGATATCCCTTTGGTGAATATGTAGTTGGTGAAGGTCTTTTATTTCTAGTATTCTTATACATAGGTGGAGAGTAAGTTGCTTTAACTGCACCATATGGTTCAGGTCTAAACTCACCAACACTACCATATCTGTTACCAACACCTACTCCAAGATCACCCTCAATACTAAATCTACCACGATTAGCAAGCTCACGGTTATACTCAGCGTTAGCACCTGCGGTTAATCTAGGTCTAAGATTATTATAATCTAACTCATTACCCGTACCGGTAAATTCCGTGTAATCATTAGTCTGAAAGTTTACACCACCATAGGGTCCCCAAGAAAGATCTTCTTTTCTGTTATCAATAGGGTTGAATCTTTTACCTGCTTGTGCTCTAATACTGGCACCGCGTAAAGGATCTGCACCAAGTCTAACCATACCTTGTGTACCATACTTCTGATTATCATAATCTAAACCAGCTGCAATACCGGGACCTTGTTTAGTACCATATACTTCTCCGTAATACTTAGATTCATCTTTAGGATTCATCATATATCTAAAAGAAGCAATAGGAGAATTATACATAGAGTCATAACCAGCAGATGCTGACATTTGTCCACCTTGTTGGTATCGTACAGGCTTATATCCTTTCAACCAATCTTTTTGTAATATTCTACCTTCATCAATTGATATCTGTTTATCAGCAATTTGACTCCACGGCTTATTTTTATATCTATTTCTCCAATTAGCGGAGCCTATTGGAACTTCAGCTATAAAGTTATCACCATAATCTGCAGCAGTCTTAAACTTTGGTGTAAAGTATGGATTAGTTCCAAAACTTTTACTTGCTCTGAAAGTTTTTCCAGGAAAATATTCAACAGGAACATCTTGTTTAGCTCTAAATACTCTTGATTGCAAAGCATCTTCCATACCCTCTTGACCTATTCCTCTCCACATTGTATTTTCTGGAAGATTATATTGATATGCTTTTGGATTTAATCTCCACGCATTTCTTAAAGGTGTTTGTGTTGCAGCATAACTTGCTGCATCACCCATAATTTTCATTAATGGTTTTGCTACAGCTTTAACCATTGGTGCAGCAACAACAGGTAGCACAGCATCAATCAAACCTTCACCCTCTATTCTACCAGTTGCAGGTGTAGCATAAGCACGTGCAGCAGCAATTCTATCTTGCTGTAAACGTTGTTCTGCAGCTTGAATTTGCTGAGGACTAAAGAAATCCGGACGTATATATGGTTGTGGTATTTCAAGTCCAGCTTGAGCTCTTTTATGATTATAGTTAATTCTTTGACTGGAAGTCTTTTCTCTTTTAAATCTTGCCTTTTCAGAAGATGACATTTCTGATGTAGTCTTAGGAGTAGTAGAGTTTACTCTTTTACTTGGTCTGCATGCAGGATAAGGTCTACCGTCTTTGTCTTTACCAGAACGTCCGCAGTCTTTACCTGTCTTTACATCAACCCACTTCTCAGCAAACCATTGTTTTAGTCCACCAGAACCAAACTCTTCAAGATCTCCACCGTATTCTTTTTTAAAATATAAATCTTTAGAATGATTAGGATGTATTTGTGCATAACCATCTGGAAGATAATTTTCATAAGACATCTTTACAATAAAATCTTCTTTTTCTTTTTCATTCATAAATGGATTAAGAGAAAGTGCTGATCCAACAAAGTTGTTAATCATGTCTTCAGCGCTCATTCTTGCAGTAGCAGGAATATTTCTATAGTTACCTTCCAAACTGGGCACAAATGCTTTTACTTCATGTGCAAGTCCTGCAAGATTTGAACCTATAAAACCTAATGCTTTTGCTGGAATTGTCGTAGGACCCATTGGATACGGTGCTAACTTATTAGCAATAGCATCAGCAGTATACATACCAGCAACAGTATGTCTAATATTATCTACCGGACCTTCACCTTCAGGTGCAACTTTTTGTGAAAGATCAGCAGCTCTACCTTTTGGGTCACCCAACATTTCATTAATTCTACCTTCAGCAGTTAAAGGTGTTTTACCCTGAGCAACATCAATTCTTGCTTGACGTATTTGTCTTGGTGTAAAAAAGTTAGGACGAATAAAAGGTTGCGGTACTTGAGCACCAACTTGAGCCATTGGTATTTCAAACACCTGCTTACCAGGAAATTGATATTCACCACCCGGATACATCATCTGAGCATTACCCGTATCATCTATACCGTATACAGGAAAGTCTACATCCTTCATAGTAATTCTACCAGAAGGAATAATATTATACGGCTTCTTTACATCCGGAGAATATCTCTTGTATCCAAGTTTTGATTTCTTCATCGAGGTGAATATTGTACTTTAACAGTAGCCAGATTCAAAAGAATGTGATTATTTCCACTAAAGTTCTTTCTAAACATAATGTGATTATGATAGTGTCTGAACTTCTTACGCTGATGCGGATCCTTAGTATAGTCTAGGTTTACAGTATTAAGATTTCTGATATACCCATTAGGTTCAGTATTCCAAATAGTTCTACGTACAGTACTAAACTCACCACGGTCACTGGTAATATCCCAGAACTGATTAAATCTGTACTTATTCTCTTCCTTACTGTAAAGAATATCAATATCAGCAACGTTTACTCTCGGATAGGTGAGAATTGCAGCAGAGTTATTCTTAGGAGTAAGATTAAGTTTTAGCATACCAGAAACCTGTTCAGAGTTATGTACAACAGCTCTGTCAAAATTGAAGTCTAGAACATGGTGCGCATCAGAACAGTTCTCTCTGTATTGATAAGCTTCTATTTGGTATTCTACACTACGAAGTGTAGTTATAGTCACCCCTGTATTAGACAGAATCTCTACTTCAAAAGGGTAATCTGTTCCATAGAAGTTATTAAAGCTTTGGCAAGTGTCATTATGCAACCACAGCTTGTTATCCTTAATTGAGAAAAAGTGTGACTGCGAAGGAATCAAAAGATTTGGATGCCAGTCATGCAAAGAAACCCAAGAGTTGCTTTTCAAGTCATAACTCAAAGTCCAAGAAGCTTCAGCAAAATAATTCGGATCCTGTAGGGTAACCGTTACAAGACGATTATTAGCAAGAGCAAACTGATTATCTCTAACATGCACAAGTTGTCCTTTAAACTCTGGACGAAGCATGTAGTCTTTCTTACTGAAGTATACAAGCTCCTCAGTACTATCAAAGATTACCGATGTTCCAACACCGTTTACAGAGTTATCAGTAAGCGGAAAATCCGGAAAGTCTTCAAGAATCATAAACGGCATGTAACGTGATAACCACCATTTCATACCAGTTCTTGAAATCTCTTTTAACCCTTCAGAATACTGGAAAATCTTACCTTGTTTAGATGACATCCAGAATACACCGTATGGTGTAGATGTTGACCCAAACGTGCTTTGACAAGTACCATATTCATATCCTGAATCAGCAGCAAGCAAAGCTTGTGGTGCTCTGTCAAATACCTCAGCGTCACCCACAGATATCTTAGTACCCAAATCCAACTGAAGAGTATCCTGAGCTAAGAATCTCAAAGGCGGATGATTCTCCTGAAGAATTAAGAACGTTCCGTCAACATTGATCTTAATATTAGCAACACGGCTATCAAAATCATAAACATTATTAGTTAAGAAAACTTTCCAAGGATCTTTAATCTGCGTACTACTTGTAGACGGTAAAGAATAAATAGCTTTTGTAGGGTAGTAAATCTCACAATCTTCTGCTGTTACCGGATTGTAGTAGCGAGCTTGAAGAATAGAGTGAGTATACTTTTGAGTTGGGAAGTTAGAGATATTAAGAGTAAGGTCATACTTGTAGTAGTTACCAGTAGTAATAATCTTAATATCAAACAGATCTTCTAGTCTTGTGTATTCTTTATGATCATAGTGACGAGTTTCAGGTCTATCATCATGATCTCTATGTGCAGTATTAAACTCAGACTCTACAAAGAAGTCTTTAATACCAGAGCTAAACAAGTAGATGTAACCGTATCTAATTCCAAAACCTATACTATTAACTAGACTTCTATTCATGTCTAAGTTATGAAGATTCGAGGGAAGAGTTGCTGCATCAGGAATAGTTTCTCTATTCTGTTGTGCAATGCTACTACTAAACAATCCTGAAACCCAGTTAGATATATTGTCACCGATTCCAGTAAAGAACTCTTCAAGCTCCCATCTTTCTGTGTTCATCCAATATGTTGGGAACGGAACGTTAATATACTTTGTATAGTCATATACGGTTCCGTCTGGCTGATCTGTCATCCAGTTATTAAAAAAGAACATTGTATTCTTCTCTGTATAACGGTTGATGTAAATGTCACCACCAAATACTAATGGAGAAGTAAACTTCTGTCCATTTTGTACAAATCCAGGAATTACAAATCTGCAACCAGTTGGAAGAATAATAGTACTATCAATCTGACCATATTGATTCTCGTAATCAATCTTCATTGCACCATAGTGCGAAGAAATATTACGAACCTTTTCATCAAATGGATTCTTCCAAGAACGTGATTCTCCAACAGTGTAACGAGAATCATCTACAATAGTAGGATGCTGTAGATCACTACCAGTTTTAAATACTACAGTTCTAGTTCTGTAAAGGTTATTCACAGAAATCCTATTTTCAAACTGTTGAAGCTGAGGATATACATAAGCAGATTCTGAAATCAACCTACGGGTATTACCTACCGGTGCCTTCTTAAACTGATTATAAAACCCATAAGCAACATGTTGTAAAGCATGCTGTCTGTACTGAAGAAAATCATAAAACTTATCAAGGTAATCATTTGTACCCTCAGTTAGTCCTTGAATAATGGCAGGAATAGCTGCTGCAAATCTCAAAGGTTGAGGTAAATCATTAAGATCGGAACTTTCAATATTTTGTGTTAAAAAACCAAGTGATGCCCATTGAGCAGCACCTGAAGGATCAAGCAAAGTGCCAAGTGTAGTAGCCCATCTATCAAGAGTTCCTGCAGAGGGAGGAAGAAGTCCACCTCTTATTATACTTGGAATATTTGGTAATGTAAATGTTCTTTGACCTCTTAAGTGTTTATCCAACTTGCCAAGACCTAAAAGCAAAGAAACCAAAGCTGTAAGGTTTCTAATAATTACATGCTTGGGGTGCTCACTTGGTTCAATGAACTTACCTTTTGCTTTACCGTATGCTTCACCATAAACCTTAAGTTCTGTAGCGGACAAGAACGTTTTGTTAAAACCAAACTCAGGTGAGTGAAAAGAAAAGTATCTCTTGTTATTCTTATAGGTATCTAGCTCTTCAACCTGGTGGTTGTTAAGTGCGGTTCCACCCTTTACAAAGTTTGTAGAAAGGAACGGATCTTTTCTTAGATCATTAAATGGATAGTTTGTAAAAAGAATAGTTTGATCATCTTCTTCTCTCTCACCAGGCAACTGGTAAGTACCCATGTTATTAATGAGACCCTTGGCAAGAATAGTTTTATTACCAAGTCTTGATCCTCTAAGAATCTCATACCCTACAATAGAAGTAATACGATTACCATCATTATCTACAGGAACGGTAATATTGGTAAAGTCAATACCAAGAACTACAATCTTAGTTCCATCAGTATTATGTCTAGGAATCAACCCATCATCTGGAAACTTGTGATGTCTAATAGGTTTACCACACAATTCAGCCCAACGTTCTGGTTTGTTATCAGGATATCTTTCTGTAGATTCCCAGTAACCCATCTCACCTCTTCCAATAATCTTACCTCCATCAGAGAGTAATTCTGTCTGTGCAGAAGTAATTGTAGCAGTATTGTAGTTCTGCCAACGCTTACTCTTATTAGAATAAATTACGTCATTACCAACAACATTCTCTAAATCAGATGGTAATGCAGCTCTTCCAGGAATATGGTATGCAAGTGATCTTTCACCTGTATTGTAAACCCAGCGAATAAAGAAGGCATATTGCTCATCACGCATGTAACCACGGTTACTACCATTCTGATAGTAATCTGCTGGATACTCTACAGCAACCCATCTGCTCTTAATTTTATTTGCTTGAGACTGATAGTTGAAGTTAAAACGCTCATATACCCCTGTTCTAATAAGATAGTTTCCGGTTGGAAACATTGTATCAGACTTCTCATATACAGCATTAAGAATAGGAATTCTAGACAGCTCAACAGTTACAAGAGAAATTGCAACATTATCAACACTAATGATATTCTGATTTGTACTATAGTAACCTAAGATCTTAGCATCAGCTTGTAAAGTCTTAGTATTACTAATAATTACAAGTTCGTATTCTTCAAAAGCTTCTGTCTCTAAACCTGTAATCTTAATCTCAAAAGAACCGTTTGCATTATCATGATCAAACAATGATAAAACATTAGACAAAGCAATATAGTCTGTTACTCGTTGTCCGTTGATTGAGTAGGCGATGGCCGCTTGATATGAGCCATTATATAAAGTGCCAGCATTGTCTCCTCTTCCCATTGAAATACATGGTACTTTAAAGAGAGGAGCCAAACGTAAGGCTTCACAATTGAGTTCATCTGTTGGGGTATTTACCACACAGTCATTAACTACAGTTCTTGTAGTTATGTACGGAGGGTTATTAATATTCAGTGTGCGTGATGGATTCTTTCCATCATCCCAATAGATCTGCCTACTGCAGTCAAAGTTCTCCCTAGAGGCTCCTGTAATAAGATGATTCTTATCAAATGCTAAGCATGAGGCGTTAACAATTTTAGTATAAGTGCAAGTAGCTTCTTTAAAATAACCAATCTCACTATTGTTGTTATCCGTAGAAAATATTACCCACTCATCATCTGTGATATGGATTGTACCTATAACTGTGTATGGAGCTTGTGCACAGAACTTATTAGAAGGTTCATTAGATAATACACCTACATCACCCTGAAATGAAGAGTTCACAGCATTACGTGCGTGTGACCAAGAACCATCAGGGTGAAACAGATCGGCATTATCTTTCACCATCCCCTTGTTAAAGGCAATGGGTGATGTTCCTTCTTGATTCTGTTTAGCCATTTTTTATTTCTTTAGTACTATACAGTCGGATAAGACTTAAACATATCTACGTACTTATGGTATTGTGCTTTACGGTTAACCTCCCAAAGCTTTTTCATCTCTGCAAAATCGGGGGTATTAACAATAGACAAAGCATTGTTTCTAGAACCTCTAAGACGTTGTTCTACAAGTGTAAGCTTCTGAACTACATCTTCACCGTTAATGTACATGTTCTCAAGAATGCGCTGCTTAATTGCATATTCATAGTATTCATTGATCATAGGATGATCCATAACCTGAAGCTCACCGTTCTCATCTTCAAGAGCTCCTTGGTAGTTTATATAAAGCTTACCCGTCTGAAAGCTGGTATAAATAAACCCGCCACGGATGTCTGCTTGATATTGTGCACTCCAACGTGTATTAGGACAATCTCCACTTACTGAACTAGAAGGTTTAATTCTTAGTGTCTGTAAACATTCATAAGTAACGGTCTTTGTTTTAAACTTTTGAATGAGCTGGTAGTAGTTACCACAATCAGATTGACAAACAGAGGTATTTACCGGACAATCATTAGCATCAAGCTCAACTAAATTTGCATCAAGAATAACATCTTCAATATGAGTACCGGATAATACAGGCTCTAACCAAGTAGCTTTACTTGCAAGAAGAGCAAAGTTTAAAGTATAAAAGTCTGACGGTAGTTTTGCTTTACCATGCTCAACATCAATAACAACTTCTTTCTGCTGATGAATTCTAAGACCAAGATCATAGTTTACTCTCAAAGCAACTTTAATAAGCTGCTGAGGCTCAATCATACCTTCAAGAGCATATGAGCTAAAGTCAACTGTTACATCCTCAAGCAGTTGATCAAATGAACGGTATTTAACTGTGTACTGTGCCATTATCTAAGAACGTTTAATTTATCATCACTCATATCAGCAGGTACGCTAGCTTGAGCAGCCAAGTCTTTCAAGACCATTGCTTCAATCTCAGCAAACAGAAAATCCGGAACATTAAAAGGTTGATGATGTCTTGGATCACAATCATCTTTAGGATCACAATTCCACTTAGTGATATCTCCTTCAAATACACCCTCAATCAAAATAGCATCCCAATCAATATTAGGCATGTATAGATAACCGTTAAGAAACCAATAGTACTTAGTTGTATTGTACTTAAAAGAACTTGTTTTAGTCATAGACGTAAAAGTTCCCGGCATAGTAGGTTGCAACTCAATAGAGCCATCAATAGAACTTACAGTTCTAATAACAGGCCCCCAGTAACCCTGCATAAAACTAGGAAGCTTTTCCTTAGTACGTTTAATTGTAATACCACTCTTTACACCAGAGCAGTGAGCTTCTACCTTGTCTACTTCAATAAGTTCTACAAATGGTAAAGTTTGAAACACACTGTTGAACTTCATCAGTTTATTTGTAGAGTCCTGACGACGCATGTATACAGCAGCGTATTTCAAAATAAGACTGTAGATATATCTATCAGTCAGAAAAGGATCCTGTTTGGATCCTTTCATCAGGTTTCTAACTCTAGAAACAACTTCTTTAATTGTAGTCATAAGACTTGGTTTAATCTATCTGAAACTCATCGTACATCTCTAATAGTTCGGGTAATTTTTTTTCATCATAAAACTTATGATTCATTTTCCTATACAAATGTGATATCTTAGAAAGGTTATCAATGACGATATATCTTTCCCAGTTATCTACATATGCTTTAGAAACTGAACGTTTAAACTGCCTTACAGCACCAAAAGTCCATACCTCTCTATTAGCAAACCTATACTTGGAAGGATAGTTAGTGTAGAAGATCTTGCAAATTCTGTTATTGGTGGCCCAGTTCATGTGAGTAATTGATACTCCCATTTCTGCTGATTTGGCCGGATCAGGGTTTTCACTTTTTGAAGTGGCTGTTCCAATGAACAAAAACCCTAAACCTTCAGGAAGTTCAACACCTTCCCTCTCATCAATAACCATTTGCCAAAGAACACCGTTGTAAGTCTCAATAATACTCTTAAGTTTCTTATTGTCTATTTCAGAATACCGTGGGTATTTTGTTTTAAAGTCTTCTAAGAAGCTAATGTTTAAAATATTATGTGTTGTCTTTCTATAACGTGGTCCTTTTAAATCTGGTTTTCTATACTTCCTCATATAGGTACACTATAATTTACATAAAAAAGCTGGAAGAACCAACCATTAATCTTTACTAATGTGGCAGATTTCTCCAGCTTTACCATCATATTTTTCATGAATGTCCATGATTGCTGATCTCTTGCTACCAACAAACTTATTATGATAGTGCCAATAATCAGTTCTAGAAAGACTCGGCATGATCTTTATAGCAAATCCATGAATCTCATTCTCTGAAACAAAGGAGGTTGTTTTCTTCATGTGATAGTGACCTGTGTACAATGTTCTATACTTTGTAACTCCCCAATCTTGTGGAAACTCAAACGCATAAACCATAGGGGCATTCTTAGTATTTACATCCCCATGCTCAAAAGCAAAGAAGTTGTCACCCCAGATAATTACTTTTCTTTCAGAATACTCAACATTAAAAGTGATGGTAGGCAAATCAATAGCTTTAGAAAGAGCATGCGCTAAATGGTAAGAGCTTAGTCTATCATGATTACCCGGAACATATACAACTTCAAGATCACTAGTAATAGTTGATAGCTGATAGATTGCCCAAAACAATGCCTCAAAAGCTTCACTATATGCCTTTACAGGCGTCATCCCATTATCTACTGGTGTACCGCTAGTAGTTGTACCAGAAAACGTGTCAGCGTTAAGCAAATCACCACCAATAACGTAAATTAGTTTGTCAAGCATGTGCATCTTACCAACACGAGTAGTCACGTCAATAATCGCACGTTTAAAATCTAAGACAACCAGTTCATTTCCTTCTTTACCAAAGTGAATATCTTGCACACTGAATACTCCACAGTAGTTACTTGTAGCAACCGGATTGTCTGGAAAGTTTACAATATGAACATCTACTTTCTTAGGTGAAAAGTTCTTTAAAACCTCTGCAAGAAGATCCTGTTCTGTTTGCTTTATTGCAGTAACAAGAGCAGAAACAATCCAGTGATCCTTTTTTTGTTTGTTCCAATATTGAGAAAGCTTCCACTTAGTGGTATCAATGTTCAATAAAGCAATAATCTCCTCTGGAGTTTTTGGTTCAATGGTAGCAATTGCTTCCAACTGTTTTGTGTTAGTGTCAAGATTCTCTCTTACTGAAACAATACCTTCCACAAAGGGGTCAGCATATCCTTCTATAAGTTGATTCTTTAATACCAGATAGTCTTCAACATCTATTCCGATTCTCTCAGCACAGTTTTTTGCACTTTGTTTCCACTTAAGGGACTGTCGTACTAGATCAATAAGTGAACTCATAATTAGTTAATTTGGGTTTTGTAAATATAAACAAAAACATATTACTTGAACGTCAACAGATTAAAACAGAAAACCCCAGGTTTCCCCGGGGTTCTCCTTATTGCCAGCAACGTAAAACCAACAAACCGCGTGACAATATATTATACCGTTGCAGGAGTCATAACCTTGAAAATCAAGGAATTACAAGCAGTGGCTCCTGAAACATCTTTATTGATAACTCTAAAATGATATGCAGTATTTGGAACCAAGTTGATAAACTTGGTCTTAACTACAGTAAGATCAACACCGTTAGGTTGAGTCCATGTAGGTGATGAGGCAAGCTTAATTTGAGGAGTATACTTATTACCTGTATTACCAGGATTAACCCACTCAAATTCAATCTCTGTATCCTTTATAGTCAAAACTGCAACATCAATAACTGACATTACAGGGTTTGTCGGTTGAACACATGTAGGGTACAATTCATAAAGAACCATGCGTCTAACAATAGTGCTAAGACGTTCACCAACTTTTACAGGAATATCTACAATCTCTAAGCCTTTATACTTAGAGCAATCCATAGAAAGAACCTCATCACAAGGTTCTCCCCCAATACAGTCATTGTAAGCACCTGGCAGATTTAGTGCCTGGTCGTTACAATCATTACATCCTTTACAAGCCATACTAGTAAATATTAATTAGGTTATAGCGGGTTAGCCGTAAAATTATATGTAATTGTGATATTACTACTTCCCATAGTAAAGGTTTCAGAATCCGTAGCCGGAGACAAATTACTTGTTCTGTTAATGCTAGGAACAGTTTGACCTACTACACCAGCAACAAAAGCTGTTGAACCATATTCTGCACAACCAGATCCGGCTACAAAAAGGGCTTGACCTGAATAAGTTACAGTATCACCAACAGCCACAGTAATTATATCCTGTGAGTCGTTTCCGGTACCTAAAGCAGAGTAAGAAGAAATAGTAGTACCGTTTACAGAAATAGTTCCTGTACCTCTAGAACAAGGAACACTATTGTAATTAATGGTAATTGTTCTTGTTTCAGAGCTACAAGGTATTGCTGAAGCAGTCCAATAAACTAAACCACTTGCCTCTTCAGGTGAAGGAGAAACACAAGGAGTTTGTGCAACTTGAATAACACCCGTTTGTGATGCAGCATCCCCAGACTCTACAGGTACAGTTCTAGAACAAACAAAAAATGTCATATATGGACTTATGTCAGTTTGTTGTGAAATCCCCGTTATACAATCGGTAAACGTTAAAATACCATCATCTGCTCCACTATTGTTAATCTCATATCTATTACAGGGAACACCCTCAACACAAATAGCTTCTACGGTACCTTCATAAGAAGAGCCGCAGGGAACTGTTATGGTTTTAGGTGACGTTGTAGTAAAAGTACTGGTGTAGGCAGTTGTACCAACTACACGATAATTAATTCTGTACTTTACAGCGTTTACCGAGGTATTAAAAGCTATACTTAATGTTGCCATCTCTTAAGATATTGTTGCAGTTATACCTGTTGGAAGAGCACATGCACCAGCAGGGTTTTCAACAGTCACAGTTTTAGACTTCTCACAAGTAATGTTACCATCTGTTACACAGAAAGTAACTGTTACAGTGTAGTCCACGTAAACGTTCAAGCCAGAAGAAGCAAGGCTAATCTGTGCAGTACCGGTACCAGCAAGAGCATCAAGAACTTGAACCCTTGTACTATAAGTACCACCCATACCATCTGTAATGGTTACAAGTGCACCACTAGCATTACACTCATCAAATCCAACAGGAGCAGAGCTTCCATTAAAGTTGAGAGTAAGGGTGCTTACATTAAGAGTTCCTACAAAATTGAAAAGAACATCATCACAAGTAGTATTGCAGCAGGTAGTTTGAATTGTCTTAACAGCGGCTCTAATATCACAAATAGTCAACCACATGTTTGTCAGTGACTGTGAAAGAGTAGTAGGGTTAGAGTTCCAACCCTCAAGAGTAGACATTGTACCAGATCCAGACAACCTGTTGTCTACGTTTAGACCAGGACACTGATAAGTAGTAGAAGCAAGAAGCTGAGTTGAGGTTCCTGTTACTGTTCTTAAATTACAAAACTGCTCTTCCAAAGCTTCTACAACATCATCAATGTCAGTAAGTACAGCAGGAAGAACACAGTTAGGTGTTACTTTAGGAATTGTAGATCCAGCAGAGGTAGCGTTTTCAAGAGTGGTAATTCTAGTATTATGACTAACCAACGTTGAGTTGATAGTAGTAATATTTGATAGAAGCGTACAAACTCTAGCAGCTACAAGCTCAGCGTAATCGTCAATAGGAAGTACGGTAACCAAATCATTCTGCTGGTTGGTGTACTGTAAGCAAACCGGAAGAGTGGCTGTAATAGTAGATGAAGATCCTCCAGATCCACCACCACCTTCAAGGGCAGTACATCTACCACCTAAAGAGCAGATCTCATCAATAATGAGTTGCTGCAATTCAGAAAAATCAGCAGGAACGTCTTGAGAATTAAGATTCAAGCAAGACAGATCAAGATTAGTAAGACTTGTCTGATCAAGAACTGTACATAGTTCAGTGGCAAGTTTTGCTACCACATCGGATATAGTATCCCCAGTGCAAATATTTATGCAGGGAATATCCGGACCTTGCCAAACGACACAGTTTGAAGAGATCGGATTACAGCCGTTGGTAATTGTATTTGACGATACTGGAATCATTTGACAAGAAAATAAGTTATGAGTGGCTCCAGCAGAGTATTATACTCTACACTAAAATATACGAAATACTTTCCAGTATTTCAAATGTTAGTCTCAGAGATTAAAGAATTTAAAATTTGCATTAGGCTGATCATTAAAATTATTAATATGAGAATCAATAATACTATATACAGCATAATTATTATTAATAACAAAGGAAACATAGCTTAAATTAAATCCAAGCATTGTCTGCCCACCTGCAGTAATATCAAGATTACTATTCCTTTGTGCTTGATAGATATATATATGACACTTATAATCAGACATTGAAACTGCAACATAAAGATTTGTTGAGTTTAGTGCATTTAAATCTGCAGTCTGATCAGTAGTAGTACCAAAAATATATTTTCCTAATCTAAGCTGAGTATGATTTTTAAGAGTATAAGTTCCAGAACTAAGAACGACTTGGTTAAATATATTACCTGAACCATTACCAAAATGTGCAGCAACATTATCTATTATTGAATTACCAAATCTAATTTTTCTAGTTACATTACCTCTATTATTATACTGTATACCACCAAGCCCAGAAGGACTTGCTGGTAAATATTGAGCAATATTACCTTGGTTACTTAAATAAGAAACATCACCATATTGAGCAAAAACACCAACAGGTTGGACCGTTTCACCACACTTATGACAAACTACCCTAATCTTTCCAGCAGGTGATGTTACAGTTTTAAGTGCAGTTAAACCGCGTATATCAGCATGATGATCATAATAGTTAAAACTTGTTATAAGCCCAGCATTTGTACTCCATAACCCGAAAACAGTTTCATCTGGATAAGGGTGAGTAGGTGTTGCACAATTATTACTATACGCAAATTTTATTGCACTGGGCGTTGGAGCACTTTCGGCATCACAATATGTTAATACTCTATAATAATATAATGTTTGCGGATTATCAACAACTGTAGTATCATCATATGAATTTACTGTTGGCCCTAAACCTGAAACTAAAGTTGTCCAAGGTCCTGTTGAAACTAACGCTCTTTCAACTGATTGAGTCAGAGCATTAGGACTTGGTGTCCATTGAATAGTTATTTTAGATGATATTGACATATTAATTTACTATGTTAGAGGATAATTAAAGTCAACTGTAAACGAACTTGTTGCAGATACTCCAGAAGCAGGTGCACAAGGAGCCGGAGTTGTAACAGTTGCAACATTACTAGGAGTTGGTCCTCCAATAGTACAAATAGAATCTATTCTATAATAGTACGTAGTATTATCCAATACGGTAGTATCAGAATAAGTATTTGCAGTAGGTGATAAACCTGAAGCTAATAAAGACAAAGAGCCAGAAGTAATTCCTCTATATACTCTTTGCTCTATAACGTTAGCTCCTGTAGGCGCTGCCCAAGTAAGGTTTATAGTTGCCATAATTTATTACGCTACTACTGCAGTAAGATTAAGAGGTGCACCACACGCGGGAGCAGTTCCAACTGAACCATTGTAAGAACAAAACTTAATAAACGTACCATCCGTAAGCCCAATCTTTACAACGTATGATGTAGAGTATGTTAAAGAAGTAAACGTGTAAGTTCCCGCACCTTGACCTGAGCCAGAAATATCAAACGGTCCTTGTACACTAGTAGTACCGTTTGAGGCAAAAAGTTCAATTGAATCATACGAAACATCTCCACTAAGAGTGGGGTAGCTTACCAACAAAGTATTTGCAGCACCCGTCTGTGGGTTAGTAACGGTTACAGTCGGACATATAATCTTACTTGCTTGTGTAACACCAGAGCTTGTAGGTCCACCAACTGAACACACATTAAGAATCCTGTAGTCGTATAAAACGTTATCAGCCGCTGTAGTATCAACGTAAGTAGCAATACTAGGCCCAACTGTAGCAATAGTAACCCAGGTCGGGCTACTTGCTAGTTTTCTTTGAACCTGTTGTCCGGTACTAGTGGCATTATTGGTTGGTGTCCAAGTAAGTGTAACTGTTGCCATTGTAGAATAAAGTTATAGTGGTGTACATTATAATATACTAAATATTCTACAAAAGAAAAAGCCCCATCTCTGGAGCTCAATCTTATTTATGTAAGTTTCCGTAAGTTATTCAGAACGAACTACAGTAAGTTCTGGTTGTTCTGCTTGCTCCTCTTTAACGGGTGCATCTTCGTAAGTACCGTCTTGCAGGTTTACTACGATGTCACCGTACTTCTCCTTCAGCTCATTCATAGCAGCTTGAAGTTCAGCATTAGAGTTACGCATTGTTTGAAGAAGATCAGAGCAAACTTGCTCCATTTCATGCTTCTGTACAGATGCACGGAAAAATTCACCCTCTGTATTACGTACAGTGGTTACCAGACCTTGTACTTTTTCAAGTTCTGTTTGTTCTAGTTGATTAGCCATATGATAAAAAAATTAGTTAACTGAGACAAAGATATATAATTATTTTGAAACTTTTACCTGTGGTGTAGTAGTTTTTTTAGCTGTATTAGGTTTACGTCCTTTACGGGGAGCACCTTGAACAGCTTCTACTACATCTACAGCTTGTTTTCTTACTTCTTTAACGGCTTGAACTAAATCAGAAGTTTCCTCCTTAACTCTTTCAATACGTACTTCAACAGTTTTTACTGTCTCAATAATCTTTTCGTCAATAGTTGTTTTACCCAGGATCCAATTCCAGAATTTCTTTAACATGATATTTGGTTTTAATGTTTTGTTTAGCAATCTACTGCATCTTCATATCCAGCCTGTGCCTTAAGATGAGAATATGCTTGTACAATAATGTCAGCAGCTTCTGCATCAACAACAGCTTCAAAATGAAAATGAGTACGATAAATAGGTTCAGAGTGATTCTCACGAGTCTCTTCAGAAGCGTAAGTTGCTACTTCAAAGTTGCAAAAGTTCTTCTTTACCCAAGTCTCCACAGGAGGTGTAGCCATAGGCGGTGTGCTAGGAATTGGATTACCATCCTCATCTACAGCAGGTTCCGCCGGAGCAGGGTAAATAAAAGTCTTTTGATCATTAGACTCATAAGTCAAACGAGCAATTTTGTGATAAGCTTCGGAAAAAGTCATTCCGAACTTATCTACGGTTGCGGTAACAGCCATTGTTAAAACGTTTTAATTGTTAATTGTAATTACAGTACTAATATACAACATATTCAAGTTGTCTACAAGTCTCTATTTTGTACCCATTCTTCTGTACTAAGAAGTTCCAGTATTTCAGAATGATTATATTCAGGATACTCTGGTTTGTAAATAGATGGACGGCCATAAACACCCGCAGGTATAGTAATCATTAATGATTCACCCGTTTCTGAATTTACAGTTTCAACCTGTGTTTCTTCAGTTTCAACTAAGTTATATTTTATAAATGTTTTACTACCATCTATAGAATATCTTAGTGTATCAGCAGAAGTTTCTAAAATTTCATCGAAGTTTATGTTTTGCACTTCGGTAGCAGGGATGACTAACCATCTACGGTTTACAAAATGTGTCATAGTTAAGATATGTTATATCGTGATTTATAATGGTTAAAGTTTTGTAATACTTCTGCATCAGATAGTATTTTGTTGTATTGCTTAAAGACAGCCATCTCACCATTAAACTGAGAAGGTGCACCACCATACCATTGCTGAGAAATAGGATCATGACCTAAATACCAACGTTGTGTTGAAGATGCTGAAATATTAGCACCCTCAACAGTATTAGAAATATTTGCCTCTAATACACCATCAGTATAAATTTTCATTTGTTTATCATTATTGTTATAAGTAAAAACAACATGATGCCAGTTACCATCAGTTACTACTTTAGATCCTTGTGGGTCTGATGATCCCCAACCGTGCCACTGTGCTCTATTGTTTTCAATGCCTAACCAAAATCTTTCATAAAAAGTTATAGATGAAGCATTAGTCATCACAGCTAACGGCATCATAGAACCACCGTATGATCTAAAAATAATTTCAAAGCTTCTAGTATTAGAAGCGTACACTTGAGGATTTTCTATAACCACATGAGAGTTTGTTCCATCAAACTCTAATTGCATATTATTACCAAAAGGAGTATTAACTACAGTCACAGAACTACTATTACCTGTAAGATCTATTAATGACTCTGTTGCACTTCTAGTGGCTAAGGGTAAAAACATTTGTCTCGGATCTTGAATCTCCGTACCCTTTACAAAGTTTACAGCAGCAAGTGAAACTTTATCAGCAACCCCATATTGATAATACCACATACCAGGAAAAAAGGAACTAGTATTTGCCGCTGTTGTCAAGTAATTCCAAGCAAAATACCATCCATCTCCAAGATGTGTTCTTTGAGCTTCTGTGTGCACACCGTATTCAGTAACATATCCAGAAGGACCATACTGATAGTGATACATAAAGTTTGGGTGAGTATAACCAGACTGAGTTTTATAGATAATAGAATACGTATAAGTGGTTGAGGGTTCAATTGGAACACCCCAGTCACCATATCTCCATAATGACGGACAGCAATAGCAATAACCATCACAACCACAACAGTTATAATCATTTCTAATTAAAACAAACTGAACGGTTCTTTCTCCAAGCTGAGGAATAAAAGCTTGCTCTTGTCCTACCTGAGTAAAAAAACTTTGACCATTTGCATAGTTTATCAAATTAGCATTACCTCCCCATTGAACAGGTGTACCAAGAATATTTGTTCCTGGTTTACCCTTATAGGAATTAAGCATGTCTTTAGTGTCAATAGATAACACTAAAGAATCTTTTACTATTTGACCATATCCTTGCGCTACTGCCATAACTAAATACCGTGTTGTGATTTAACAGCTGTATAATTTTCTAATACCTCTGACTCTACGAGAACTCTATTATATATCTTAAAGATAGGAAGAATCATAGGAAAGTTATCTCCCGGTGTTCCACCTATATAATGAACAACTTGTGTAGTATTTAGACCTCCAGAATCTTTTAGATTACCATCAGTAGTTCTTACAAGTACTCCATTTTTATAACACTTAAACTGACCGGTGCCGGCTTCATGAGTAAAAATAAAGTGTGTCATTTGATTAGCTGGTGCTGACACATATATACCTGTCGTATACCCCCAAGCAGAATCTCCATAGTTACTACTATTATTAACTCTTCTTAAGAAGTACAATAGATCTCCGGCCCAGTCTCCACGCATAAAAATTGTAAAGCCAAGTCCGCCAGCTCCATACATTAAATATCTAGAACCAACAAGATTATGAGTATGACGAAAAACAAATTCTACACTACAGCTTCCAGTAGGATAAACTCCAGATGAAAGTGTTAAGTAATCATCTGTACCATCAAATACTATTTGTCCTGAAGCATCATATGAAAGGTTTGTAAGGGTAATTGTAGTATTACCTGTAAGATCCTTTAAAGCTTCAGTTGTAGATCTTGTTCCTGCAGTAAAGGGGCTAACATAAGGACCGGCTTCTATTTGAACATTTCTAACTGTTGGGGTTCTTCCTGTACCATAGATAGTATAAGTAGCAAGCATTGCTCTATTATCTCCGGGAGTGTTTGCTTGCCAAGTGGCATCTGGACCAACTGGTGTAATGTTAGGAAACACAAAACGTTGCCATTCTGGTGTTAAAGTTACCCATTGACCTACAAACCCATACTTAGTATATGAGCCATTTTGCATATAAACTAAGCAATCTCCAAAAATATTTCCTTTCATTTCCATTGAAAGGGTATATGGTATCAAACCATACGTTTCAAAAATTGGAACAAGATTATAGTATTGACCAAATTCTCCTCTAGGCATTACTTCAGTAGGATCACCTATAGTAGAAATATAATTCACTATAGGTTTACCAAAATAAGAGTTCTTAACGTCTTTCGTATTAAACGAAAACGTTAAACCCTGACTAACCGCTCTTGGTCCTACTTTAGTTGGCATTATCTTTTCTTATTTATACACCGTATCTACTACGATACATATTAAACGTCTGTTGTACCTGAGCAAGGGTATGGGCTTCATGATATATCATAAATACACCCATGTATCCGTTAAAAAACTTCCAACCCCACAAAGAACCTAATACACCTTGGTTTCCACCACCAAAAAATTGTCCAGCACCGGTATCAGGGGTAAGAGTTCCGTTTAAAGCATCATTCAAATAAAGACTCATACTTGTTGAACTTGATCTTACCCATGCAATTTGTGACCATGTGTTAGTAGGAACAGAAGTTCCAGCACTACCATAATATCTCCAATCACTCCAATACTGAGCTACACTAATCTTACCATTTTCTATGTAGTAACCAAGATTAACAGGACCACCACTCCAATGTGAAAATATAGCACCAGTTGAAGACAAAGGATATACCCAAACATAAACGGTACAAACTTCAGGTAAGAATAACGGGTTACTTGTATTAGACCCTAAATCAAATCTAATCTGATCATTACCACCATCAAACAGAAAAGATCCATTACCTAATGATGAAAATGCAGTTCCATTTGTTAAATTGCCAGTAGCATTTGCTGAATTATATGTTGAATTTTCAACAAGATTAATAGTAGAAGTTCCTCCAGTATAAGACTTTCCTAATACCGGATCCAAATAATATTGACGATTTAAAGCTATTCCTGGAATTCTAGGACCGTAATGTAGTGCCATTGTATCAATATTAATTATATAGCAGGATCTGCAACTCGTATAAACTCACAGGTATCACAAGCAGATAGCCAGTTTTGCTTTTGTTCAGATGTTGCAAAATCAGATTCTTCGTATATAGTTGTATATACGTTTATTCCATCTGATATTGATTCTTCTACTCTCATAATCATTTATTATTACGGTTTAACACTTGATGTCCAAGTTGCTCCTGTATTTGTAAGATTTACAGAACCAGTATATAAACTTTGCGATGCTTGTGGATTAACATTTGTGGCAAACTCAAAATGATGAATAGGATAAGCTGGTTCAATATTAAGAGTATCAATAGTACTATAAGGTGTCCCACCATTATAATTAAAGTCAGGATTACCTAAATCACCATCATTTACCCAAGTAATCCAACCTAAATGACCATACCAAATACCTGGAATATTAGGTGAAGAACCACCCATTCTAGCTTGACCAAAATAAGCATACTGCTGACCGCCATATGGAATACCAACCGGACCACTACCATTAACACCTGTAATATACGTAGTATCTGTTAATAAGTCTCCATTCCAATAAACTTTAAAAATATCTTTTGCAGGAGTTCTATTTACGTCATAATCAAATTGAAGATGAACAAAACCATTACTGTTTTTTTGTATGTTATTATTTGTATCACACCAAGTTTCTGGGGCACTAAGCCCTGTAATCGGCTGATTATTATTCCCCAATGGAATTTGCCATGTTCTAAAATTATTTGTACCTATACCCGCAGAAATTGTAAACGATATATAGTTTTCAGTATTATTACCATAAAAAGGATCATACGTAATTTCAGCATAATAACCATTATCCTGATCTTGTATCCACCAAAAACCATGATAACGTTGATAACCAAGATCACCCTGAGAAGCATCTACGATATTAGCAGCGTTAGCCCATAGCATCATAGCCCATTTTCCTTGTAAATTTGCTTGTAATACTTCATTAAATTTAAGTTGACCAGATGCAAGTTTATCTGTACCTTTTCCACCATCAAAATAATAAGAAGCTACGGCATGACCACAAGCTGCAGAGTGATTATAACTATACCACTCTGACATAGATGCAGGATTTGCCGATAATGGAAAAGGAGATGAGCAAGTATTAATTGCACCATATCCTCCATTCTCAGCAGTATCCAAAGAGATAGTAGCAGTACTAGATCTGCCTAACTCTGTGTTAATTTGACTCATTCTGATAAGTTGTCCACTACCTTGTAAAGCCATTAATTATTTCTTTAAGTTCATTAATTTGCTTTTGTTGTTCTTTAATAGCTTCAATTAAAAGAGCTGTAATGTTTCCATATGAAACAGCATACATACCATTCTCATCTTGACTAACAACTTCTGGAACTACTTCAAGAATCTCTTGTGCAATAACACCAATCTTAGTAGACTTATCTTCAATATCTGTACGGTTATATGACACTCCACGAAGTTTGAGCGTCTTATCAAGAGCTCCCTCTAAAGTTTCTACATTTTCTTTTACTCTTCCATCAGAAAATGCTGTAATATCACCAGTTGCAGTAACCGCGGCGTCAATATAACATACACTATTATATACGTCTACTACACTTCTCCATCCACCCCAGCCACCATTCCAACCAGAACGGTAGTACATTTTTCTGTCCTTACCGTTACTATTTACAGAATTTTCAGTTACATAAATCTGATAGTGATCTTCTCCAGAATTATAATAACTCATCATAGAGCCATAATTATATGCGGTATCTGGTTTGTTAGTTCCTGTAGCATTATGTGCAGATGCAACAATAAATCTATTATTCAAATAATAGTCGTTCCAGTTATTCCCATAAATAACACCGTAACGCTCAAGTCTATTTGCAGTAGTAGCAAAAGCTACAGACTGAGAACCAATGGTCGTGCTATCAATAACAGTGGCGTTGGTTCCGCCACCATAAGCGTTTTTAGAACAATATAATGTACCACCTTCCCAATAGAATTGCCATCCGTAGGAGTTGTTGTGAAATCCAGTTGTATTACTACTTACATTAACCATAAGGCTAACATTTCCGTTGCTTCCTGAATCAAACTCTAATCCCCTCCAACTATTGCGAGAACCTGTTACTAGCCAAGAACCATAACTTCCATCATTTGGTCTTAAGTGAGCATTATTAGTCGGTGAATACAGACCGTAAATACCATTAAGCTGAATCCAGTTTTCTGGGATAAGGTATCCATTAGCATTCCTTGTTGGGATTGTATTGGCAGTGCCAGCAACCGAGGCGTGGAAGCCATCTACGGTATCAGCGTTAACGGCACTGGCTACTGACTGACTTCCAATATTTGCACTTGAAATAGCATATACCCAAGATTGGAATGTACCAGAACCTTGATAACTTCTAAACCATAATAAGTTATCATAATAACTCATTGCAACTTGGAATCCGTGATAATTGCCTTGGTTACTGTGTCTAACATTTATAGAGTTATACCAAGTTGCTGAACCTGCAGGCCAGTTTGATCCACCACCACCATTTTCGTAAAACCCACTATTAACTTGTGAGTTAGCATCTGAATGACCTCCGATTAAAGAAGCATTTATCATCCAACTGGGTTTTGACGTTACATTGTCCCATGCCACGGAACCAGCACTACCTGTGATACTTCCTGATGATGTTATATATCCCGAGTTGTTAGTAAACTGAGAAATATTCATTGAAGTTAATGCTCCGGCCGTTGTAGCCGTTGCAGCATTACCACTAATGTTAATTTGATCTCCAGTGTTAGTTCCACTTAAATTACTTCCAGTTACAGTTCCTGTAACATATAAATTATTTAATACTCTAACGTGGTTATCTCCATTACCCACTGAAAAAATTTCAGTAGCCCAATTTGAGTCATTATAAAAACGAGTGCCGTTATAACCAGAGTTCGCTCCAATCTTTATACCTGTATGATACCCAATGCATAAATCTGGATAAGGATGAGTCCAACTGCCTCCTTGCTGGTAAATGGCATAACTATCTGGCATAGCCCCATTGCCAGAATCACCTCCTACACCAGTAAATGTCAAAATCTTAAATCTTGTAGAAGTATCTGCTGCAAGATTGCTTGCCGTTGTTGCAGTAGCAGCGTTTCCACTAATGTTAGTTTGGTCACCTGTATTTGTACCACTAGATGATCCACTAAAGTTTGATGCTGTAAATGTTCCAGCAATCTGCATATTACCACTAGTGGCGTTTAACGCTGCAACTGGAGTAACACCATTATTTCCCCAAGTGAATCCTCTACCTGTGCTCCCCGGGTCCATTTGAGTCTTTATGGAGTAGTCAATAACTGGTCCGTATTGATACAATCCTCCAACTCCCATTGAGATTTTATATTCGTCGCTACCTCCCCAGAATCTTAAACCATTACCTCCTCCTGCAGTTACATTGTAAAATGGATTTACATTTCCGGCATTTGGTGCAGAACCTGCTGTGGTTGCATATGTTGCAGTTGCCGCATTTCCCGTTGTATTTTGGTTCCATGTCGGAATATTACCTGAGTGGTAAACAGTGTATTCTGTTGTACCAGCACCAACTCTAACAACTAAACCATTTGTGTTAACTGGATTCAATACAATTATGTCATCCGCATCATTTGATACACCAATAACTAATCTATTTGCTTCACCTGATGAACCACCGATACCATATGCGTGGTATTGAATAAATCCAAAATCAGATGGATGGTTAATGTTTGTACCATCTTTTTCAGATTCAAAGAAAATACCACTTACACCAGTACTATTACCTTTTAGTACAATGTTATCCGCACCCGTTACATAATTTGATTCCGTTGTATATGTACCATATGAAAGTGAACCACTAACGGTTAATCCGCCAAGTGTAATGTTATTTGTTGTTGATGCTCCTCTTGTTGTTACACTGTTTAATGTATCAGTTTCAGTGTAACCAGTAATGTATCCCGCAGAAGCGTGGTTACCCCACCCATAAGCTGTGTTCCAGTTACTTATGTTGGTTGAACTAAAGTCTCTTGAGTCCCATATTTGATACTTATTACCAGCACCGTCAGACCAACCACCAACGTGTAATCTATTAGTTACATCATCCAGACCAAAGTGAACGGCATAATCACTTCCAATATGGAATGACATAAATGCATCATTACCTGCTTCAGACCTAACAGATAAAGCGTGGTTTCCAGCCTCTTGGCTAATATCTCCTACAGAACCAAATCTAGTAGCAGTAGTCCAGCTAGCTGCACTTAAAACTTGTGTACCTTTTACTATATAATCTGCACTTGCATGATTTCCCCATCCAAATGCTGTGTTCCAGTTTGCAGATGTTCCATAAGATGTAGTAGTAATAAGTCCATTAGTCCAGATACCATTACCAAGTGCAGTTAAAGTGGTACCATTGTTCATTACTAGAAGTTGGTGCTCAAGTCCAGCTTTAGATTGACCTCCTACGTTAGTGTGTGTCCAAGCAAGACCATATAAGTTTCCAGTACCTGTTCCATCAGCAAGTAACTTGTAATCGTTACTCATTGCAAACACGCCTTGATATCTAGTAGAAGCATAAACACCTACTAAACCGTATCCATAGTCGTTATCTGTATAAAGGTTACCTTGAACTCCA